CTATAGATTTGCGAGCCATTTTTTCCCGGATTTTGTGTTAAGCCACACCAAAAATCCACCACCTACAACAGCACTTATTGTATATACTAAACTTAACATGTCCATAATCCACTTTATTTTAAAATTGTATTTCCTATTCTAATAAAAATGATGGTAGAGATTCCACCTATAATAACCCTGTATATGTCAAGAGTTATATCTACATCAGGCTTCATGGAAACTATTCCACCTACAACAAGTCCGGCAAATGAAAGTTTTGCTAAATCAAAAAACAACCCGGCAAGTTTTTCCCGTCTTACCTTGTCCTTTTCCTTGACTTCTTTCTTTACTTCCTGTTGTTCACTCCAACTTCCCATTCAAATTAAGATTTATTGCAAATATACGAAAATCAAACAATAAACAATAACATAAACCATTTATTTAACACACTTCACCCTTTGGTAAATTGGCCAGCACCTCATCTATGAAAATTGATCGGTAGTGCGGACATTCCAGCACTCCCTTTTGCTTCGCTTCCCGATACACTCTGGAAAAGAGCTTTGCTTTCTCCTGGATTGTTGCTGGAATCTCTTCAATGGGCGTAGACAGAAATCGACATCCCCACCCTTTGCATGAAGGTGAAAGCCTACAGTGTTTTTGATTTTTCCACTGACACGAACAGTTATATATGCTTTGAACCATATATAATAAAACTCCAATATTCACATTGCAGCACTAACAATACATTTGCTAATGCTGCAATTATCTTTAATTAATCTTCTAGAACTTTTATCTTATTCCTTATGTTCGTACATATCGATCGCCTTAAAGAATTCATCCTCATAGTTATAAATATCATCAAGGCTTTCAATAACATGTTTCACATCTTTCTTATTTTCATCAATGGTAGCCACATATTTTGTAGCTGTATTGAAATACATACGACAAATAGGCTTTCTATTGTTGTCATCAAGCAAAACGCTAAAGTATGTTTGAGCATCACGATATACTATACGGGATATATCCACTTTTTTCCGACAGATTGCCTTAACGATACGATAAGCATCAAGTTCTTCTTCTGTAGTAACGACTTTTGATTCTGGTTGATTTTCTGCTTGAGTTTCTTCAGCCGGAGTGTCAGTTTGCTTCGGTTGAGCCGACTCAATTTTTGAATCACTAACGGTTAAAGCACCTTTTAAACGCTCATTAATGATATCATTGATATGTGAAGAAATAGCACGTTTTACCAAAGGGGTAAACTGATCGATTATATTTTGCAACATTCTTCCTTCATATACTTTAGTCGCAAACATTTTCACAAAATCAGTGCTCGGTGAGGAAAATTCCTCCTGAATGATAGCCTTCAATTCTCCCATATACTTTAATTCACTGGCTGAGTTTAGTATATTGTCTACGTCAAAGTACGATTTATGAAATTTCTTCAACTCTTCAATTTGATTATCCCTCAAATCCGTTATGTCCACTTCCAAGAATGGTTTATCATCCATTATATTGGGTTCTTTCAAATCTGTATAAAAACGATAAATAATACCATTAGTCAATAATCCAAACTTAGCCTTTGAAACATTGAAATAACGCAATAGTTGATTGTCGTGAAGATTCAAATCCTGCTTCCAGTGTTTACATTCAATAAGCAAGATAGGCTGATCGTCCTTCATTATGGCATAATCAATCTTTTCTCCCTTTTTTGTACCAATATCACAAGTCATTTCTGGCAATACTTCCAACGGGTTAAAGACATCATATCCCAAAGCATTTATAAAAGGCATGATAAAAGCGTTCTTTGTTGCTTCTTCTGTTTGAATGTTATCTTTTAATTTTCCAACTCTGTCTGCGAGTTGTTTAATTGCATCTTTAAAATCCATAGTATTTTATATTAAAAGTTTATTATACAGATTGCTTTCACTTGTTATTTTGCCGACATACACATAAGTACTCGATATACGCCGTACACCTCTGACAAAGGAACCTCAAAGTCCGAGAATTTCGGATCCGGGTTTACCGAATGGCATTTCACATAACCTTCCTTACCCTTGCACTCATGAAGTTCCTTTACTATAACCCCATTTGCAGTGTCCAAAACGTATGTTTTACCCCAGTCTATAAAGATATTGGGGTTTATCTTCTTTATCAAAATACGGGAACCTGAGGGGTATTCAGGTGCCATACTATCTCCATATACTGTAATGGCAAAGTCTACATCTTCAATGGGTGAAATTATAGCCTCACAATTTTGAAGCATTGCGCCTGGAGCCGCAAAACCCGTAAGCGTTCCTCCCATAGCTGACATGGGAAGAAGATATGTGGTGAAACCATTTCCTTCATTTAGTTCTTTCCTACCATAATGGGATGTAGGCTCTTGTACTTTATTTGAAATAGATTCTGCATCTTGACCATAATACAACATTTCTCCTTGACCTGTTAAAAGCCAATTCACATCTAATTCCGGGAACGATTTAGATATTTTATCTATCGTTGAACGTCTTGTATTATCACCCATCTTCGAAACTGCTGCATTACTTAGTCCAACTATCTTTTCAAACATCTGTACTGGTAAACCTTTATACTCAATAAAGTATAATAACCGCTCCTTTAGACCTTTCATATATTCGAGTTAATTAGAGTTAATATCTAAATATAATTAGATTCATTGTTTGATAAATTAGATATTAAATCTATCTTTGCAACATCAAACAATAAACAACAGCACAAAGGAACGAAAAATAGTTCGGAAGTGCAAAAATATTGACTAACTAAAAAGAGGTAAGACAATGAAAAGATTCGATTTACGACAGATTATGAGAGATGCCCACAGAACTTACAAGTATGTAGGCAAGAAACAAGGCAAGACCTTCGGTGAAGTTCTGAAATCAACATGGAAACTGGCAAAACTGAATGTTACAATGCAGGAAGAGCTGGCAAGACAACAGGAAGAAAGAAATAACAAGGTGTTCACTCCGGTCAAAGCAGAAAAAGTCACTTTCAAAGCCGAATGGTCAGACTGCTACAATTCCAACAGCCGTGGATATTTAGGCTCCCAGTACTGCGGAGATTAATAAGGACATTAATCAGGATTATCCTGTCCGGTCTCGATACCGGAAACAATCCGTAAAAGGTATGGCAGGAACTACATGGAGTGATTGCCCTTAGCAATCCGTTCCAGAAAGCGATACTGGCGCTTACCCTCAATCCCAGCATAGAGGACGCGAGAACTAACGGTCGAAGCAAGCAGCCTGTAACAAGGTCGATGCAAGCAGCCGGGCGAAGTAAGGGCGATCATGCCCCGAACGGTTATGCAGTGAAGAACAGTAGCTGACAACTCCGGTGGGAAGACCAGAGAGAGGTTATCGGGGCACAAACTAATAATATCTACTTATGAGAAACCTAATTAGATTAAACAAAGAAATCAACCTTTCGATAATGCCGAAAGGCTGGAAGGGCGGAAAGGAAAATCAAATTTCATGTCTGACTCTTTACATGACAAAAGAAGAAAGAGAAAAAATCATGTTAAAATTCTCTTTATACCGTAACAAAGCCTACAGAGTTGAAATAATGTGCTACCTATTATCTAATTACATCGCTCATATATGCGGAAAACCTTGTGAAAGTATTGCAATGAAAGTCTGGAAATATGGTAAAGAATACAATACCCCTAATAAGTATGTATATTATTCTATCGGGGCAATACCTGTAGACTTGAAAAACGCCGTTGCCCTCAACATGAGCAAGAGTGGTTATCGGTTCAGAAACGAAATATATTACCATGCAGTTACAGCTTTCTATAATGCTCCTGACAGACTGTTGGACAGAATGTGCAAAAGGATAGCATATATGAAAAATCCAAAAGCAAAGTATGACAGAGCCGTTAGGTTACAAACTGTTATCCCGGAAGAAATATACCAAATGATAAATAGTTACGCGATCCAAAACGGTATGAATGTATGTGATTTGATAAGGATTACGCTGAGAGCGTCTTGTGTTTCGAAAAAAGAAAGAGCTTTGGACGACTCCATGATAGGAAAAGTGTTCAACCTTTATAGACTGATAAAACAGCCAGCATATCCTTTTACGGCAAATCCTAACAACAGGGCATTATTAGTTGAGATCAAAGGTGAAAGAGAGATGTACTATCTAATGAAACTCATGAAGCGTAGAAGGATATCCAATGCGGAAATGTTGAGGAAAGCAATTAGAGCACTGGATGATGTAATAAGTCACAAAGACAAGATTAAAAGGAACGTGACAATAGAGCCCCAATCCTATGATGAAAATGAAGAGGATTATTGGTATGATAAAATAGCAAAGAATGATTTTGCAAGATCTATATACTTATAAATGAAAACAATGATTTCCATCTGTGGAGCATCCTTTCTAGTGCTCCTTCTTACCATGCAGAACATGGACGCATGGTTTTGGGTGGCGGCAGCATCATTCACCGCCACATTACTAGTGATAAGCAACGAACTTGACAATATTGAAAATCAAAAAAAATAAAGCTATGACAACAGTAGAAGAATTACAAAGCATGACACACGAAGACCTTGTAAGACGTGTGCAAGAACTGGAACAAGACCTTAAAGAAGTCAAGGAACAGAGCGACATGTGGTTCGATTCGTTCACCCGCCTACAGGCACGACACGAAAGCAGCATTAATGCTCTAGACAACATCGTTAAACTCGCTAAATTGAAGTAATATGGTAAAAGTAACAGAAAATTGGGCGGCCACATTGAGAGCGATGAAGGTAGGTGATATCGTTGTGTTCCCTGTGCGTGCGATATCTTCCGTCAACACAACCATTTCCAGACTAAGATTGGAGATGTGTGTAGAAAATGCCGATTGGAAACGAACAGGAGAGGTTGACCGCAAGCGCGGAGAGTTCAAAATCCAGCGTGTGTCATGATTACGCTATCAGAGCGCGAGCATCTTGTCGCCGAACAATATTGCAAGGGTTTAGCCGACAAGGAAGTAGCCGACAGTCTGCAACGCTCGGAATGGACCATCAAAGCACAGAAGCGGGATATATACAAAAAGCTGGGTATTTCCAAAGATACCGAGCTTGTATTATACATGTTCTGTGAGCGCATGAAGATCAACTTCGATATAAAAGAGATACGTAAACACGGGCTTGAGCTATTCTTCTCCATCCTGTTCCTTGTCATTGCCGCATTGGATTTTCATCCCGACATGAGACAATGCAGCAGAGCAAAGACAAGAACCACCCAAGTATCAAGAACAAGACGAACAAAAACAGATTCAGATTATGAACTATACAGTTAACAACCAACTACGGACATCCATCTTATTTGATGGAACGGCAGAAGCACGGCTAGCAGACATCCTAGCCATCATGGACACCCATACATTCGGTAAAAGAGAAGCGGCCAAAATAGTTGGAGGCATAGGAAGGCTTATCAGACTGATCGAAGAAAACAAAATACGTTCCGACAAGCCTACATGCGCACAAAACGGGAAATGGTTCTGCAATGCCAGTGATGTCCTGCGTTATGCACAGGTCAAAATGCCAAGGAAGCCTAGAAAATTAAAAAAGAAAGTGGCATAAGCCACACGGGTAATTAGCTTAATGGAAAAGCGGTATTCACTTTTTTCTTTACGTTCAGACGGTTTGTGATTGTTTTCAGGAGGAATACAGATACAGGTTCGAATCCTGTATTACCCACACCCAAAGAGAGGGAGCCGTACACCCTTATAAACGTAGCCATGTTAGAGACTTCAAGGCAGTGAAGCAGAGAGCAATTTGTTAGATAATAATTTAACCCAAAGCCGCTGGAAAGGACAGCGTGAGGTGAGAGCCCTCTTTATATGTTATATTCTATATCCTTATTTATCCCGGTGTGTCCTGGCCGACTATCCGGGAACTATTTTTTTTAACTCATTTATTAACCACTAAAAATTATTGATTATGGGACTTATCAAAAAACCTAACGAACTGACAGTTAAGAATGCCCTGTCGGCATTAATCTACGGACAACCTGGTATGGGAAAGACCACACTGGCGTTAAGCTCTCCCCAGCCACTACTCCTGGACTTTGACGGTGGCGTTCACCGTGTGAATGCAGCCCACCGTGTAGACACCGTACAAATTTCCAAATGGGAAGAGGTGGATGAAGTTCTTACGAGCGGAGAAATTGCCGAATACAAGACCATCGTTATTGATACGGCAGGAAAAATGTTATCCTTCATGGATAAATATATAATGAAAAACAATCCCAAAATGAAGAAAGCGGATGGCACACTGTCCCTGCAAGGATATGGAGTACGAAAGAATATGTTCATCAACTTCGTAAACCAAGTCACACTAATGGGTAAATCAGTAATATTCGTAGCCCATGAACGCGAGGAAAAGAACGGAGAGGACAAACAGATACGCCCGGAAATCGGAGGTTCTTCTGCCGGTGACCTGATTAAAGAGCTTGATCTTGTAGGCTATATGGAAGCCATAGGTAAGGACAGAACCATCTCTTTTGATCCGTGCGAGAAATTCTATGGTAAGAATACCTGCAATCTTCCGGCACGCATAAAGATACCAGTTATCATTAATGCAGAAGGTACAATCACCGGACCGAACGACTTTATGACAAAGATTGTAAACACTTATCAGACCTATCAGGAAAAACAGGCAGAACTGTCCTCCGAATATGAAGGTCTTATGGAAGTTATCAAGGAACAGATAGCCATGGTAGCGGATGCGGACACGGCCAACGAAGTGAAACAATCACTGGAGAGCCTGCAGCATATCTTCGACAGCAAATTACAAGCAGGTATGCTACTGAATAAAAGATGCAAGGAATTAGGGTTGAAATTCGACAAAGTCAAAAAAATATATGAAGCAGCCTAGTTATAAAATCTATCCCTCATTACTTGACAAATTCGACAAGTATCTGAGAGCTGATGAAGAAGTGGAAAACTTCTGGAACATTGATAATGAAACCGGAGAGTATAAACGCTCTCCGGAAGAAATCGAAGAGAGCCTGAAGCAAGACCTTCTGGATGCTATCAACCGTGTACCGTTTGAGAGTGAAGCAGCCGACAAGGGAACAGCCTTCAATGCTATCATTGACTGCTATGTCCATTGCGAAAATCACGTGCCGACAGAGCGTTCCCCCTACTCCATCATTGGCGATAAGGAAACCAATACCATACAAGTAGCTTTTCCAGCAACGGATATCGCACCTGCACGGCATTTCCTTTTCGACAGACAATGGTGTATAGAACAGGCAGAGTATTTCAAAGGCTCATTAAGTCAGGTCTATGTATCCGCCATTCTTCCTACCCAGTACGGAAATGTGGAGTTATACGGATTTATTGACGAACTCCGAAAGGATGTTGTTTATGACATAAAATCCACATCTAAATACGAGTTCGGCAAATACGCCCACGGGTGGCAGCGCCATGTCTACCCTTATTGCCTAATTGCTTCCGGTCAGATGGAAAGCATAAAGGCATTTGAGTTTACGGCTTATGCGCTGAAAGGCGGTACCAGCCGCACACCGCTTATCAGTGGTACGCAATATCCGGAATATTATACTTACAATCACGAACAGACAGTGAAACTGCTCACGGCACACGTAGAACATTTCATAGAGTTTTTGGAAGCTAATAGAGAATCTATCACGGACAAGAAGATTTTCGGACTGGAATAATGGCACAAGAAGCTATCCTTATAAAAGAAAAAGGTGTGGTAACACTGAACAAGTCCTTTGATTTCATGTGCTCGCAGCTCCGTAACGGTCGTTACAGGTTAATTATCGAACGTTACACAGAGCCGCGCACATTAAGTCAAAACGCCCTGATGTGGCTTTGGTTTACCTGTATCGAACAGGAAACAGGAACGGACAAACAGGACGTACACGATTATTACTGCAACCTATATCTACGAAGGACAACCATTATCAAAGGAAAAGAAACGGTCATAGCCGGAAGCACATCGAAACTGAACACACTGCAAATGACGGACTTTTTGAATAAGGTCAAAGCAGATGCAGCCACGGAACTGGGAATAACACTTCCCCTTCCGGAAGACCGTTATTATAACGAATTTGTCAACGAATATAAATATAGAAGATAATGAAGATCATAAAAGCTAAAATCACCAAGGACAGTACCTTGGTGGCCACCTACAAGGATGAGAATGGTACAACCACCGTAGAAGGCAAGAACCTGGTAACATCAGACCTTATCAATGCGTTCAGCAAACTGAATCCCCACGCCGCTTTGCTTACAGAACAGAAAGAAGTGGACGGTATAGAATCAGTAGATGAAGTGCCTGATATCATAGGACAGGTGCTTGACGTTACAGGATATTCCATTGGCGGAGATGGAGATCATGAAGGGGTTACTCTGATAGCCAAACGTTTTCTCAAAACAGGAAAAGTTCTGAACCTATGCGCTCCGTTCACCATGTTCAATAATGAGAATGAATCGTATATCAATGCCTTCGAGTTGGAGCAGGAAATCCAATCCTGTGAGTTCGAAGTCAAAGAGTATCTGTTCAACAAAAAATGGCGAATTGTACAACAGGAACTTCCGTTTGAGGAAGACACGGCGAACGCAGACGTACAACCGGACGCCATTCCAGAAGCCGGTACAGACTTCAATCAAGAGGTTGCGGAATTCCAGCAGGCTATGAATGATGCAGGGGTTGACATAATAATGAACGGAAAGAAAATTAAATCACGTAAACCACGTAAAGTCAAACAACTTGCATCATGATACTGCCGTCCCCATTTTGCGTAACTACTACCCCCAACTGCTTCAAACTAGCCTTCCCATACCATCCAAGATTAGTGGAGCTAGTCAAACGGATTCCAAGTGTAAAACAGAATATCCGGGCAGCCTATATCGCTGACGAAAAAGCTTGGAAGGTATCTCTACAAGATAAGGAATACGTGAGGATGATGGCAGATTGGGCGGTACAGACAAAGATATGCAGCCGGGTACAGCACAAAGTGACAACAAGAGAGTATAATGACTATACTATTCCCGACCTTCCAAAACTTACGGTTCCACACGGATTGCTGTTGGAACCGTACGAATATCAGAAAGAAGGCATCGCTTATGCGCTACAGCACAAGCGGTGCATATTCGGGGACCAACCGGGACTGGGAAAGACATTACAGGCAATAGGCACGGTTACGATAGCAAAAGCGTATCCGTGCCTTGTCATTTGTCCGGCCGCATTGAAAATAAACTGGCAACGTGAATTTAAGAAATTTGCCGGAAAAAATGCCATGATTCTGGATGATCGCAATAAAGCCAGCTGGCACCGTTTCTTTGAGACTAAATGCTGCAACATATTCATAACAAATTATGAATCACTGAAAAAGTTTTTTGTACTTAAAGTAAAGGAGGATGCACGGTTTACCATGAAATCCATTGAGTTTGACCCGCGAATATCGTTATTCAAATCCGTAGTCATTGACGAATCACACAAGTGCAAATCCACCAAGACCCAGCAATCCAAGTTCGTAGAAGGAATATGTAAAGGCAAAGAATATATCTTGGAACTGACGGGAACCCCAGTAGTGAACAACAATACAGACCTTATACAACAACTCAAGATAATGGGACGATTAGAGGATTTCGGAGGATACAAGTATTTCGTAGAGAGGTTCTGCGATGGACCTAAACAGTCAAGCAATGTGAAAGAACTGAACTGGAGGTTATCATCGACCTGCTTCTTCCGGCGCGAAAAGGCCAAGGTACTCACTCAATTGCCGGACAAGTCACGCCAATATATAGAGGTGGACATATCCAATCGCAAAGAATACGACAAAGCGGAAGCCGACCTGATACAGTATCTCCGAACTTACAAGAATGCGGACGATGAAAAGGTGGCCAAGGCATTAAGAGGCGAGGTAATGGTGAAAATGGGAATATTGAAAGCCATATCAGCCAGGGGAAAAATCAAAGTCTTTTCCGAATTCATCCATGACGTGATTGACGGAGGTGAGAAACTGATAGTCTTTGCTTACCTGAAAGAAGTAGTACAGGAATTAAAGAAGATATTCCCTGAAGCTGTCACCGTTACAGGCGAAGACAATGCTACTCAAAAACAGACAGCGGTAGACCGCTTCCAAAACGACCCTTCTTGCAAGCTGATCATCCTTAACTACAAATCAGGAGGTACAGGTCTTACATTGACAGCTTCCAGCCGTGTGGCGTTTATCGAGTTCCCATGGACTTTCTCCGATTGTGAGCAGGCAGAAGACCGAGCACATCGGAACGGACAGAAGAACAACGTAAACTGTTACTACTATCTTGGAAAGGATACTATCGACAAATATATGTATGATGTCATTCAGACCAAAAAAGGAATAGCCAACGGAGTGACAGGGACGGATGATGTGGTTAAGGAGAATGTGGTAGATATGGCAATGAACCTATTCAACGGAAGAATATGAGGAAACAGACAACACCATTATCAGAAAGCCAAATACAACATGATTGTTTGGTATGGTTCCGGTTACAATATCCCAAACTGGCTCGTATGCTTTTTACAGTGCCCAACGGTGGCAAACGTGATGCCAAGACAGGAGCACGGATGAAGTATGAAGGAGCAGTGAGAGGTGTAGCAGACTTGATTTTGCTCATACCCAAAAAGGGATGGGCTTCCCTCTGTATAGAGATGAAGACACCGAAGGGTACACAGAGCGAGCACCAACGAACGTGGCAGACAGAAGCAGAGAGATACCAAAACAAGTATGTTATCTGCCATTCACTACAGGAGTTCATAAACGAAGTAAATTCTTACCTACAATGACTTATATAGATTACGTAAACCAATTTTGGAAGACACATCAGAGTGTAGCATTTTCCTCGAACGAAGTTTATTTGTACTTCTTCCTTTTGAACGAGTGCAATAGTCGGGGTTGGGAGAATCCGTTTGAGTGTCCCAACAGACGAATCGTCCTCGCAACCGGTATATCAGAACCAACCGTAATTGAAGTCAGGAACAGATTACAGCAAAAAGGTTTACTACAGTTTGAGTCAGGTAAGAAAAATGCGAAATCGCCCGTTTATTACTTAAATGATTTAAGTAAACCCTTAAGTAAACTCTTAAGTAATGACTTAAGTAAACCTTTAAGTAAAAAGGCTAACATTAATATAAGACTTAAGAGTAAAGATAATAATAACTCTAGCGAGTTATTTAAGCCCGAGCAGGAAAAACCTAAAAAGAAGCCTTCAAAACCAAAAACCGAATTTATAGCCCCTACCCTGGAACAGGTGAAAGATTACTTCCGTGACAAGCTCCCGGACTGGGAGCAGCAGGCGGAGATATTCTTCTACCACTTCGATGCGCTAAGCTGGAAAAACACCAACGGGGCTAAAATTGAACGATGGGACAGCCGGGCTAACCTTTGGATAATCGAAAAAAGACTTCAAAATGGAAACAAGCCTACAAAAACAGATCACTGTGATAATGTCCCCAGGACAGATACCTCAATCCAGGAAAAAGCCGGAGACACTGACACCGCTCCAGCAGACCTTGAGAAATGGATCAACAGCCTCCCAATTGGTTGACAACTGGTCCGGCACGCAAGCCCAGCTGAATTGTAACCTGACATTAGCACAAGCAATCAGGATTGAGGGTATTCCCACCCTTGCGGACATCAATGTTGTCTTCGGCAACGCCACATCAGTCAGGATTATCACAGAGCACCTGCAATCAATCCTCCGATACGCAGGCATTGATATCGCACCTCAACAACTTGCCGAAACGGCGCTAAGCATATTGGCCAGCTATTATTTTCTCAATCTGGCCGAGCTTTGCATATTCTTCACACAGCTTAAAAACGGAAGCCGTGGACAGTTCGTCTGGGGAAACAGGATAAACAACCAGTCCATTATGGTAGCCCTATCGGACTTTTGCAGGGATAGAAGAGACGAGCACGTCAAACTGTCCAATGAAACCGCCATGAAACAATCCCAAAAAGGTTTCACCCGGATAGAAGATGCAGCGTGCGCCATGATTGAGGGAGTAAAAAACATTCAGGAGCTCAAAAAAAAGGCTAAAAACGATTTCAGCGCCTTCACAGAACTTTTTCCTAACGTTCCCAATAACCATACTGCCTACACCTATTGGAAGGCATACGGGGGAAATGAGGATGCAATACGGGCTATATACGGAGATAATGCACCACCTCCCAATATAGCAAGCGACGATATAGGAAAATTCTTATGCGAGTATAACATCAGAATCAATCACAAATAAATATTATCAACCACTTCAAAATTAAGTAACCATGGCAAGTAATGAAAGTTTCAAACAGGCAATCAAAGCCTATCTGGACAAACGGGCGGAAGAAGATTCACTGTTCGCCCCCAAATATGCGAATGAGAAGAAAAGTATTGATGAATGCTGTAGTTATATCATGGGTGAAGCCAGGAAGCGTGGTAACGCCATAGCGATTTCAGACGAGGAGGTCTACGGGATGGCAGTGCACTACTATGATGAGGACGATATCAAAATAAACCGGCTGCCTGCCGGAGAAAAAACGTCCGTATCATCCTCCGCCAAACCTGTGGAACTCACCGAAGAAGATAAGAAAGCGGCACGTGACAAAGCAATCGCACGGCTGGCGGAAGAACAATACCAGACACTCAGGAAGAAAAACGTCCGAAAGAAAGCGGATGATAATGTCCAACAAATGAGCCTGTTCTAATCATGAAACCGAGAACGAAACTTGAGAAACGTGTAACCGGACTAAGCGGCAAACTGTCCGCCGTTACCGAAGTACAAAAAGAATGGGCGAAAGAACATATATTCACCCACGAAGCATATAGGTGCAAGGATGAGCTATGGTGTTCCGAGTGCGGCGGAACATGGATAGACACAAGCAATAGCGAGCTGGGGACTACCCTGCTCAGTGATACGACCGAATGCCCGTACTGCCACCACAAACTGGACGTAAAGGTCAGCCGGAAACGAAAAGTCGAGGAAGAAAAGTACATGTCCATCTTACAGACCGCCGGAGAGTTCCAGATCATAAGACATATACTATGCTGCAAGTACGCCAGAAAAAGGAATTTTGATTTGAACAGCAGACAGGATTATATTCACTATGCTTTCTTTGAAGTGGTTCAGGAATGGATCACCGTCGAGGGGAAACGCACCATCATGGCAAAACCGATGAATATGGGAAGCAGCGGATGGATATATTCGGAACCACTGAGCATAAAGGGTGAATACGGCAGTTACAGCTGGAATTATCGTGGAGACCTATATGCGATATGGGGATGGATATATCCAAGAAAGAAACTGATCCCGGAATTGAGAAAGCGGGGAATCGGGAAACGGTTCCCCGATGTACCCCCCTCAAAACTTGTACGAGACCTTCTGAAAGGTGGCAATGATGCGGAATTATGTATCAAGACCGGACAGACGGATATGTTAAAGCACATGTACAAAACGGGCTATTACCAACTCCGATATAAACCGTCCTTCAACATCTGCAACCGCAACCGTTATATAATCAGAGATGCAAGCATGTGGAATGACCATATAAGCCTGCTGTCCTATTTCCACAAGGATCTGCATAACGCCAAATACGTATGTCCCAAAAATTTAAAAGCCGAGCACGACAGATTACTAAGAAAGAAAAATGAAATTGAGGCAAGGCAAAGAAGGGAAAGGGACAGAATAAAGGCTATCCAAAAAGAAAAGCAGCTCAAGGAGGATATAGCATCATTCTACAACCGGATGGAAAGATTCTTCGGCATGGAAATCAAAGGCGACGGTATAACCATCCGTCCGCTTGAAAGCGTAACCCAGTTCTACAAGGAGGGCAAAGTCATGCACCATTGTGTATACGCCAACAGGTATTACAGACGCAGTGAATGTCTGATCATGACAGCCATAGTCGGAGAAAAACATGTGGAAACCATCGAAGTGAATCTTAAATCTTTTCAGATAGTACAGTCAAGAGCCGTATGCAACGGAACATCAGAGTATCATGACCGCATTATCCGGCTGGTGGAGAAGAACATGAGTTTAATCAAAAAAAGAATAGCATAATGAAAGATTATATAGAATTTTTAAAAGACAAGATGGCAATCAGCCATCAGACAGGATTTGAAGTTAAGGCTGATGAACTTACCCCGTACTTATATCCCCATGTGAAAGATACGGTACGTTGGGCTGTTTGCGGCGGTTGCAGGGCGATATTCTCCAGCTTCGGTATGCAGAAGACCGTAACCCAGTTGGAGATACTGCGGATAATCCTGAACCGCACAGGAGGCAAAGGGTTGATAGTTTGCCCCAAGCGTGTAGTAGTGGAGTTCCTGACACAGGCCGAAAAGCATCTGGGCATGAAAGTGACCTATGTACGTACTATGCAGGAGGTGAAGCAATGTCCGACCAATATCATGGTGACAAACTATGAGCGTGTCCGTGACGGCGAGGACGGAGTAAGAATAGAACCTTCTTACTTTACCGTTACCTCATTGGATGAAGCGAGCGTGTTACGTGGATTCGGAACCAAGACCTATCAGGAGTTTCTTCCTATGTTTGCAGAAGTTCCGTACAGGTTTGTTGCCACTGCCACACCGTCACCCAACAGATACAAGGAGCTGATACACTATGCCGGCTACCTTGGAGTGATGGATACCGGGCAGGCACTTACAAGGTTCTTCCAGCGTGACAGCACGAAGGCGAACAATCTTACCCTCTATCCCCACAAGGAGAAGGAATTCTGGTTATGGGTAAGTACATGGGCGTTGTTCCTCACCAAACCGTCTGATTTAGGTTATCCCGATACAGGATATGAGTTACCAGAGTTACGGGTACATGAAGAAGTCGTGAGTGTGGATAATTCCACTGCCGGAGCCGACCGTGACGGGCAGGTGAAAATGTTCCGTGAGGCTGCTCTCGGTCTGGCTGATGCTGCAAAGGAACGCCGGGACAACATGCAGGAAAAGATTGCCCGTGTGGTGGAGATAATCAATCGCCCGGAAAACAAGGATGACCATTTCCTTTTATGGCATGACTTGGAGGCTGAACGTGAGGCACTCTGCAAGGCAATTCCCGGATGTAAGGCTGTGTATGGCTCGCAAGATGATGATGAAGCCGACAGGGTGATAGCGGATTTCAAAGACGGCCGTCTGAAATATCTGGCCGCCAAACCTGAAATGCTTGGTGAGGGTTTGAACTTCCAGTACCACTGCCACAAGGCAATCATGTTTATTGACTACCGTTTCAACGACAAGTTCCAAGCGATAGCCCGTATCTACCGTTTCATGCAGCAGCATCCCGTAGAGCTTTACTTGGTGTATGCCGAAAGCGAAGGTGAAATATTCAAATCATTCATGCAGAAGTGGGCGCAACACCGCCAGATGGTAGCCAAGATGACCGATATAGTCCGCAAGAACGGTTTGTTCGGTTTGCAGGCAGAGGAAAAGATGATGCGGTGGATGTTTGCCAGCAGGGAAGAAAAGTCCGGCAAACTGTGGAAAGCTATCAATAATGACAATGTACTTGAATGTCAGAAGATGGAAGATAATTCGGTAGACCTGATTGTAACCAGTATCCCGTTCTCCAACCACTACGAATATACGCCTACCTACAACGACTTCGGGCATAATGAAGACAACGGCAAGTTCTTTGAGCAGATGGACTATCTCACCCCGGAGCTTATGCGTATTTTAAAGCCCGGCCGGTTGGCCTGCATCCATGTAAAGGACCGTGTACTGTTCGGCAACGCTACGGGTGACGGTATGCCCACCATCGACCCGTTCAGCGAAATGACAGTGTTCCATTATCTGAAGCACGGGTTCCGCTACATGGGGCGTATTACAGTGGATACGGATGTGGTGAGGGAGAACAACCAGACTTATCGGCTTGGATATACAGAGATGTGCAAGGACGGTTCAAAGATGGGTATCGGTTGCCCGGAATATGTTCTTCTCTTCCGAAAGTTGCCTTCTGATACCTCACGAGCCTATGCTGATTTGCCGGTGACAAAGAATAAGAGTGAATACTCGCTTGCCCGTTGGCAGATAGATGCCCATGCAAGTTGGAAATCTTCTGGTAACTCTCTATTGAGCTATGAGGACATGAAAGGAGCCGGAATAGATAAGATACGCCATCTGTTCAGGAACTACGAACGTGAACATATATATAACTACGAGGAACATGTATCATTCGCTGAAGAATTGGAAATATACGGAAAGCTGCCTAAAACATTTATGGCCGTTGACCCTGTAAGCAAGAAAGATTGGATATGGGATGATGTCACCCGTATGCGCACGCTCAATACCAAGCAGTCACAGAAGAAACGGCAGAACCACATCTGCCCTTTACAGCTCGATATCGTTGAAAGACTGATTGAACGGTATTCAAACAAGGGTGAGTTGGTGTTTGACCCCTTCGGAGGTATCGGCACAGTACCTTATTGTGCCATCAGACTGAAACGTAAGGGATTATCTACTGAACTAAATTATGACTATTGGAAAGACAGTCTTTCATATCTGTATGAGGCGGAGATGGAAGTTAGCGCACCCACATTGTTTGATTTGATGGACAGTGCCGTATGAACATCTATCATACAGAACCTAGATTCGACTGCGAGAAATTCGCTCCATGCGGGCGCATCTCCCTGCACAAATGCCGGAAGTACAAAGGCAGACTGGATGAATGCAGGGGATGTACGCTTGTACACCGTAAAGCCAAGACGGTTGCCGGTACGGAAGCCGGAAGAAAGGTTTGTCCGCATTGCGGACGTTCCCTTCCGCTCCACCGGTTTTATAACAGGACTGTCAGATGTGGGGATAAGGAATACCGATGTCTCACCTCCTGGTGCAAGATGTGTATGAGTGAAGTCGCAGCGGAAAGAAATCGTAATAATTAATTTAAAAATCCAATGAAAAACGTAACGAAAATAGCCAAGAAGTCCGCAGGGCTTAGCCAAAAATGCTCGATTTGCCCACTTATGCAAAGATGCACTTTAGAAATCCATAGAGCCTGTTTTGACAGCTTTGTAGAGGGTTTCAAGAAAGGGGCCAGAGCTGCTGAAAAAGAAATAAACAAGAAATTCAAATCGAGATAGAAATGAACAAGAAAGAGCAGCAAGCAATAGACTTCCTTCGCAGTATGGAACGTGACGATCTGCTATCACTCGGATTCTCAGGAGGTAAGGATAGTGTAGTTATACTTGACCTAGCTGAACGTGCAGGCATTAAGTATAATGCGATCTACGCTAACACCACAGTAGATCCACCGGGCACGATTAGCTTTATAAAGAGACACTATCCGCAAGTGAGGATAATACACCCTGAAAAGTCATTCTTTCAGTTAGTTGAAGAAAAAGGACTTCCTTCACGGCTCCGACGATTCTGTTGTGAAAGACTGAAAGAAAGATATGGTATCGGCAAACGTAGTATTGAAGGAATGAGAGCTGCCGAAAGTAGAAATCGAAAAGATTATGAGCCGGAGCAGTGTGATACAAGAAAATGGATGAAAGGCGCAAAGCATATTCTTCCTATCCTCACATGGACAGAAGAAGATGTTTGGAGCTATATTCGAAAATACGGATTACCATATTCAAAGTATTATGACGCTCCATATAATTTGAGCCGTCACGGTTGTGTCGGCTGTCCTCTCTGCAATTACAAGCAGATGCAATTAGAGTTTAAGATGTTTCCCGGTTATGCTCAAAGAATGATAATAGCCGTTGAAAGATATATGAACACTCACCCTAATGGGTTTCTTGCTCGCAACTTTGCAGACGGTTACGAAGCTTTCTATTACTATATAAACGAAATACCTATTGCGGATTTTCATGAGCAAAAGAAAGGGTTATTCAGATTTAGCGCAAGGGAAATTATTCGAAGAGAAATTTTAAATCAATTAACGTAATACGATATAGAAAGGAACTAATATGAAAAGTCAATTTATTCAAGACGTAGAGGCATTTGCTAAAGAAATGGCAGTACGCCTACCTAAGACTCATGAAGGTGGAATTATAATAATGGCTACCGATAACAATGACATAGCGAAGTGTATTATAGCCAGACCATCGCATCTAAAAGAATTAGTTGAGCACATGCTAACTGATGAAAAAATACAAAGCGATATTTTGGAAATCATATCAGAATACGATAGTGAATAACCCTCAAAACAGGAACAGAAATGAAAAAGACTTTTAAACAATGGGCTAAACAGGATAAAGATTTGGATGTTTTTTGTGCCCAGGTGATTATATTGACGAAAGGTTATACAACTACATAGCGGATATCATACCTCCTGCATATTGCTCAAGAGACCTTATGCAAAGATGCGATGCCATTAAAAATGAAGGCGATGTATTATATTACATCACAGTGTACAGAACCGATGATAATCAGTACTTATATCTCGGTGTTTTACCAGAATTTAAACAGATTAGAAAATAGTAATTATTGCATGGACATAATGATTCTATTCTGAGACAACCTATGAGTATCTGTTGAAACACATACAAAACATTTTTTTGTGTCGTTAGTACTCAAGTGCCCCACAGAATGATTATCTTTAAATAATATCCCTTCCCTGTTAGTATAAGCAGATAGAATCCTAATGGATATACTATTGATATCTAAGTCTTTAAAATCTGGTAATCGATAAGATATCGTTATGCTTTTTTGCCCTTTTTCAAAAAGGGTAAATGGAGTTATCCCATCACAAATGGATGCATGGTTTTCCTTACTATAATGTCCCAGACTATTTGTATCTAATAAAATAGATGCATTGGTGATAGTAGCAGTTTGATTTCCTATGTTTGTATAAAGAAGACAAACTTTTAATTCGTTATTTTCAATTAGAGCACCAGATATAGTTAAAGCAATCCCTTCCGTTTTCTTAAAATATTGTCTATAGCAATTATAGACAGTAACCGATACAGCGATGATAGATAAAAATAAAGATACAATATCCATAATTACGAGTTTTTGCAAACTTACTAATAAAAACTAACATTCTAATAATAAAATGCAAAAAAATAAGTGGAATAAAGAAGAAAGGAGAATAACCATGACCGAAGAACTTGTAACATTGGAAACAGCAAAGATGCTGAAAGAGAAAGGGTTTAATTGGAAGTGTGAACACACAATAAGTTGCGATAATATTATTAGAAGATACGACATTCCGCAAAGTATGTCATGTTGTACGGAAATAGATAACGAACCAGTTGAATTTTTGTGTCCAGTGTTGTATGTTGCCCAAAAGTGGCTTCGTGAAACTAAGAACCTGCATATCGAAATATCCTATATGTATGGAAATTATTGGATATATGATATACTAACAATTCCTAACCATGATTTAGTAGGATTGTCTGACAGACCTATTATCCGTTATAATACCTACGAGGAAGCACTTGAATCTGGATTACAGGAAGCATTAAAACTTATATGATTATGAAAACAATATTATTTACAATTATATTTATTATCGCCCTATTATGGGTTGGAGATCTCACAATTACATTTAAGCCGTTTTCTATATCACTTCCCGGTTGGTATAAGCCTGTAGGTATCATCCTGTTTGTGTTGGCAATGGCGGTATATAACATTGGAGAATACGCTAAAGGGTATAAGCATGGTTTCGATGATGGGATAAAAAAATGTGTTGAAATACTTAAAAAGAAAAATCCATGAGCAAACTATATAAAGTAACCATTTTCGGGGAATCATTCCTAATCGGGTGGTTCCCTTTCTCTTCACACTGGTATAACAAGCTAAAGATAATCAAATGATAGTACGTCATTTTATAAAAGTTCCGGTCCAAGAGTAGCACTTAGTACTATTTCCGACAACCATGCAGATGTCGTGTTTCTGTATCAGAATTATGGGGATTTCAGCGGGGATATAGAGTATCTTTATACCGAAATCGTAAATCGGTTAAGAATCAAAGGGCTAATCAATTAATGAGCCGGGGCTTAGTGCTCCGGCTTAATTTTTGTTTGGATTTGTTTTGCGATGGATTGCGTATCAGTTATTAAGGATTTAAGTTCTTCATTAGTTATATTGATATAACCTCCATCTTTTTTTCTACCATTTCTATGTGCTAATAAATTCCTATAATAGAAGTGTTTTTTCATTTTCCCATTTGTGTCGATTATAGAAACTTTAAATAATTCTTTGAGTATATCTTTTATAGTATCAATGTTACTATAAGATGTCCTCATTACATATTCTATGACCTTTTGCTCCCATTGGGCAACAAGATTGTCTTCTTTTAATTTAGTCATTTCATCTTTTTTCTTGCATGGAGGAATTGAATTGAAAAAATTATTGAAACTTTCTTCGTCTTGGATTATTTTGGTTAAAATAATGTCACAAATAAATGTATCTAATGATGTAATGATATTAATATATGACAATTTATTGATGATATTTTGTTTTTGTTCGTCCAATCCTTTGATGTTAATTACACTTTGGATTTCATCAATTCTTTGCTTAAAATCATTATATGATCCGATAAAGTCTTTTTGGAAAAAATAAGCAAATGTATGTTGTGTTGTAAAGAATGTTTTTGCGTAATATTCATTAAAAATAGATTGGGGATGCTCATTGCTAATTTCAAGGTAAGGCTCTCCTGTTTCAGTTATAGTATTGGGTTCTATAATTTCAGAATTTTCAGGAGGGAGATCGTATGATGCCCCTGCATTCTTATATGCAAAAAATGGAGTCGTTATTAAGATTCCTCCATTGACATAAATCCTTTTTCCCATATGTTTTATTCTCCTTTCTTTATTTATAGTATTCTTTCCCTCGTATATTCTTATGTTCCGGCATACGTGGTTCTCCGTCAAAATGGATTTTACCTCCACAATGAGGGCAGATGATAGTGTCTGAATCATTCCTAAATAAGTCAGGAATTTCCACCTCTAAAGCGTCAGCTATATCAGCAAGCCTATCAACGCTGAATTTATTTCTTGCTATAGCTTGCGAAAAAGATACAGGCTGTATTCCCAATTTATCAGCCAATTGAGCTTGTGTAATGCCTCTCTCTTTACACAACTCTTTAATTCTTAATTCTGTATTTGCCATAAATTATGATTTTTGATGCAAAGATATATAATATAGTATATATGCGAAAGAAAAGTTTGATAATTATTTGTTTTAGCTATATTTTATATGAATGAATATAAATTTAGTGTCTATGCTATATAAAATGTATTAAATATAGTATATATACATAATTTGCATTTGCTTATTTCGTATATATACTATACCTTTGCATCATCAGAAACGAAGTAATAACAATTAAAACATATAAGATATGAAAGCAACAGAATTTAAGAAAGGTCACTCAGTAGTCGTAACTACTAAAAATGGTAAGGTAGAAGGTACTATTTCAGGTGTTGATATGAATGTTTGCACTTTTGAAGTTGAATACTCTGTGGATTACCTAAAAGAGGGCAAAACATGGACTATGATTTGTGTGCCTGCAAGAGCGATAGAATTAGCATAAGTTTAATCAGCAGGGCGAAAGCCCTGCGCAATATAGAAGATTATGAAGCGATATTATTTTGAACTGTTAGATGATGATTATAATGATTTGGGTGCATTGATACCGGACGGCAGTAGTAAGAAAACCGCTGTTAATCGTGCGAAAAGATGGATGGTTGATAACAATATTCAGTCTGCCCAATTAAGCGTAAATAGCATGATTACTGACAATATTTTGGATATAATAAGCATAGAAATAGCATAAGTTCTAATCCGGTAGCCTTTGGGCTACCACAATACACACGATTATGGAAGCGGATTTAGTTTTAGTTATCAGCCCCGAAGCCCCACTGATGAAGCAATTGGGCAAAGTATTGGGTAAGCTATGTACACCATACGACTTTACCACCATAGAGAGGGGTGAAAAGTACATCACCATACAGCATGATGAAACTGGGCTTGTAGTGGCTTATACGAGTGAAGAAAGATTGAATGTGAAACATTAAATATTGATTATTATGGGTGAAATAGCAGATAGTTTAATTAGTGGTGAATTTGATTGCATCACAGGTGAGTATTTAGGTGAAGCGGTTGGCTATCCAAGAACGCTTGCTTATGGCAGACATGAATACATGCCACCAGTTGAAAAGAAGCCTACCAGCAAGGCAAATGTCTGTATAACTAACATGTGTAAGGACAGAGGTTTCAGTAACCGTGAAAAGATTGAATTAGTAGCCAAATTCTTGTATAGCAAAGGTTATAAACAATTGCCTAACCTATCCCATCAGTATAAAATCATTCACAGCCAGTACAAGAATGATTTTAAAAAGTTTTTGGTTGAACAAGTAAAGCAAAGAAAGGATGAATAATATATTCACAATATGCTATTCAGAAGAAGAAGCAAATGAAATAGGCCACTTCATTTTGAGTAGAGGATACGAGGGGGTTCAAAATGATAGCTATAGATATTGTCGTGAAGCGATTTGGTGGGCTTTCAAAGAAGCCAAAAGGCATCATTCAAATTGCATCTACGTTGGCGTTGCAGGTTGCCAAATGACTGTATCAAAATCAAAGCGAGGTCTTAGACGAAATGGTCTTAAATACATAGAGAAAAGGCGAATGTTTTACAAATTACTAAGTAAGTATTGATAAATGATTATGAACTCAATTAACGACGAAAGAGGTTGCAGCGTATGCCAACCCGGTAAAGAGAATTACACTACCTACACAACAAAGTTAGGCAGAAAGAGAGTGAGAATGTACCAGTATGACTACCGTACTGAAAGCGGTGAGTTGTTTTCTTGCTGTGCGCCTACCTTAGAGGCGTGTAGAGAAAGACGGGACAAATGGTTGGACGCTAAAAATAAATCAGTATGTTGACAATAGAAATACCAAAATCAAATAGAAGAAAATCCGAGGAAGACGCACTTGCATCTTTCATCCTCTCGGAAATCAAAGAGAAAGGTGAATGTGTTTACTTTCATTATGGCGTAGGATGGGGAAATAACTGGCCTCATTGTTGGGCAAAAAATACTGGAAGTGACGCTAAAGACAGACACCAAATTTCGGAGTTGGCGCACGATAATGTCATAAGAGCATTTATAGACAAGGGCTATTCTGTCGAGTATAGAAGTGAAATAGCCGCCGGAAAATATGTGATTATCAGAGGATAGCTACAATGAAAATGAAAACGAAAACAAGTAAAGTCACGTTTCTACTCCGTTCCAAAAATCTGCAAAAAGCATTATCTATCTTTCCCACTTTTCATATTAACGTTCATCAAAGAAGAATGCAAGACTTTACAGGTTACCAGTGAAATACTTTCCTGTAATTCTTTATCTTACCAGCAATTCGGCATTGATATCAACAAAGGAATTATAACACACATAACAAAGTATTGACAAGCCGTGTCAGTACTTTGTTTTCCTCATTTTTCCCCTTAGCTCCCTTATTAAGTACCTTCGTTTCTGTAACGCAAAAAAAGCAATTATGGAAATTATTTACAGAAAACTAGAGGAACTGAAGAAACTGGAAAACAATCCAAGAACTATTTCGGATGAACAGCTAGACAAACTTAAAGAGTCAATCCGAAACAATCCGGATTATTTCGAAGCCCGACCGATCATCCTGTCAGACCGTACTGGCGAATTGATCATTATAGCCGGAAACCAAAGGTATGATGCCTGTATATCGCTAGGTATGCAACAAGTACCGACCGTTCTTATTCCCAACCTGACCGAGGAAAGGGAACGTGAGCTAATCATACGTGATAACGTTAACAACGGACAATGGGACATAACCAAGTTGTTTGACTGGGATTGTAACGAGTTGCTTAATTGGGGTATGGAAGGCATCAGCTTTCCTGATCCGACAGATTTTTCAGAAGATATAGAAGACAGTCATAATGTACTCAAGAACGCAAACTATGAAGCCGGAGCTCATATCAAATATTTAGTATTTGAGGGGTATAAGATTCCAGTCAGTGAAAGCGAACTGGAAGCACTGAAAGCACGGGCTTCTGAATATTTGGATGAGAACGGTGTAATGGTTGGTTTTGTTAATAATCTACTTAGCTTATGATGGAATACATAGACATATCAATATTGAACCCGGCAGAATATAACCCACGCCTGCTCACTAATGAAGCACAAGAAGATTTAAAAAAATCCATCAAGGAATTAGGCATTATCAAACCGATCATCATACGTCAATCGGATAAACGTATCATGGCAGGACACCAACGTACAAAGACAATGAAGCTGCTTGGGTATACCCATGTTCCAGCCTTTATTCTTGATGGTGTAAACTCCACCGATGAAGTAAGGTTCAACCAACTTCACAACTATGCGGAATGTGAGTTGTCGGAAATCCAACCAGAAATCAATGTAAGTCTTCCTAAAGGAACAGAAGGATTTTATACTGTATCCAACAAAGATATCTCCATTCTTTCCAAAGGAGGAAACAACTCACGTGTTGTTGACCTTACGAAAATGATTCTCCGTTACGGCCAGTTTGCAAATGCCGTATGTGACCATACCGGGAAAGTGATCATCTCAACAGTATATGCCAAAACGGTAAAACTATTAGGTATGGACCTACTTGTATATGTCCTTCCAGAAGGGAAAGAAGAAATCGCGCTCAAATACTTCTCTAAGGAATATGGAGTGTTCGAGTATTCCCATCTGGAACGAAAGACCTATATACAGTCTTTTGCCCAAAAGGCACGGCTACGGCAAAAGAACGGGGTTCCAAGCAAGCGTAGCCATTCAACGTTGTATGAAACGCAGGTTATACCATACATCACCAAGGATATGCGCATACTCGATTTCGGTGCCGGACAAAAGGATTACGCAACCATACTGAAGAAAAAAGGCTATCTCATTGACGCCATTGAATTCTTCCACCGCAAAGATGGAGCGGACATCATTGATGAAAAGGAAATCAGGCAAGACTGTGCTTCCATATGCAAGACCTTGTCGGACTACGGGCTGTACGATGTGGTTGTGTGCGATAGCGTGTTGAACTCTGTGAACTCAGAAGAGGATGAAAAGAATGTCTTACTTTCGTTATCAGCATTATGCAAGCCCGGAGGAATGATATTCTGGTCTGGCATTCCGCTGCTGTTCGCCCAGAAATCATCTGAACGCAAGGAAACACACGACCATCGTTCTAAAGCCGTATTTCTTGACGCAAAGAACTTCACAGCCAACTTCCGTTTTGGTGAATGGTACTTCCAGCATTATCATTCCACAGCTGACATCGTCAGATTAAACACAGCTTACATCGGAAAGGATTTTAACATATTCGATAAAGGAATGAAGATAAGCCCAGAAAAAGAGTTAAGAGGTTCGTCATTTCAAGTAGCATCAACCAACGGAAGGAGCGCAAGTAAGAGTGATTATCTGAAAGCGTTGCAATATGAATTCACACTTCCTCTTCCCAATAATCGCAAATGGGATTTGGACAAAGAAATTATACCAATCTTTAAAACACTATAAACAATGGCAGCACCTAAAGGAAATCAGTTTTGGATGTTACGCAGCAAGCATGGTAGGGATAAACTCTTCGCCACGCCTGAAGCGTTATGGGAGGCGGCGTGCGAATATTTCCAATGGTGTGATGAAAACCCATGGACAACAAGAAAGGCTATACAACGTACCATGCCTGTTAGACGCAAAAAAGGTAAAAGAACAGAAACTGTTAATGAACAGCAAACACAACAAGAAGTTTCACCTACACAGCGCCCCTACTCTCTCACCGGATTATGTATCTATCTAGGTACTTCATCACGTTGGTGGAGTAGCTTCAGAAGTGAATGCATGAAAAAAAATGATGAAGATTTTTTGCACGTCATCGCGCGGGTGGAAGAAACCATCGAGACTCAACAATTTGAAGGAGCCTGTGTTGGCGCTTTCAATGCAAACATTATAGCCCGAAAGCTAGGGTTGTCCGACAAACAGGAAGTGGATCATACAACACAAGGCAAACCCTTCAACGGATTTGACTTTCTTCCCTATACTCCCGAAGCTGACAAATTGAAGTGATATGGAGCAAAAGGTTAACTTAAAACAGCGATTGGCATACAATTTTCTTCGTGACAGCAAAACGAAATTTTTATTGTATGGTGGTGCCGGAGGTGGTGGTAAATCATGGCTAGGCTGTGAATGGCTGATGCAATGTGCCTACTATCTTCCCGGTACTCGCTGGTTTGTTGGCCGAAATAATTTGAAGGATAGCCGTGAGTCCGTTACCGTGACCTTCAATAAGGTAGCATCTTCTCACAGCTTCACGGCATACAAGACAACAAATGAAGGGATAGCCTTCGACAACGGAAGTGAAATCGTTTATATTGACTTGACGTATTATCCGGTGAAAGATCCGATGTATGAACGATTGGGGTCTAAGGAATATACAGGAGGATGGATAGAGGAAGCTGGTGAAGTGCACTACCTTGCCTTCGAAGTCTTGAAAACCCGTATCGGCCGCCACATGAACGATGTATACCATGTACCCGGAAAGATACTTATCACCTGCAACCCGAAGAAAAACTGGCTATACCGTGAATTCTACAAGCCCTGGAAAGAAGACAAATTACAAGTTCCTTATGCATTTATCCAAGCTTTGGTGCAGGATAATCCTTGGGCAACAGAAGACTACATCGAAAGTCTTCGAAACACAAAAGACCGGGTAACAAAGGAACGCCTATATTTCGGCAATTGGGAGTATGATAATGACCCGACTGCCCTGTGTAACTACGACGCTATCTGTGACTTGTTCACGAATGAGTTCATTGCTCCTGCAGGTGAATCTACTGGTTCTGCAGACCTTGCAATGAAGGGACGAGACAGATTTATCGCCGGTCATTGGAAAGGGAATGTGTGTTTTATCAAACTGGATCAGGAATACAGTACTGGAAAATCCATTGAAACAGACCTGAAGCGGATGATGATAGAATGCTCTATTCCTCGTAGTAAGATGATTGCGGACTCTGACGGATTGGGGAACTATCTTGAAAGCTATCTGAACGGTATCAAGGAGTTTCATGGAGGAGCACGACCTATTAATCCTGAATTTGACAATTTGAAATCAGAGTGTGCCTTCAAACTGGCTGAGATGATTAACAATCGATTGCTTCGTATCGTATGCACGGAAGCACAGCGAGAACGGATCATTGAAGAATTGTCAGTTCTCAAACAAGCACATATTGATGCAGACACACGGAAGAAAGGAATAATCAGCAAAGAAAAAATGAAAGAAATATTAGGTCATTCCACAGATTACCTTGATATGCTGATAATGGCAATGATATTCCGCATCAAACCAACACCCAAACGACCAAAAGCAAAAATAGGAAAGATATGACAGTAAAAGAATTTTTGACAATAAGCAGCATTGCCACCGAACCCGAGGTCATTAGAACCAAGTTGGATGAACTGAGAAAACCTTATCAACTAGGGCAGTATAAGACACCAGATACCCTAAACGACATAAATATGGGAGAACTGATGCAACTGCAATCCATCGAAACAGAACACGATATATTGTTCGTTCCCTGTACTGTACTGATGGGGCTGAGTAAACGTTATATATCCCAACTTCCAGCTAGCGATGTACTGGGATTCGTACAATGGGTGGCCAAAGAAGTTGAACGAATAAATAAACTATTCGCGTCGACTAATGTACCACCCACACCCGAAGAGAAGCAAGCAGGATCCGAATTGCTAAATTTTGGACCTTTCGGCATGATTGATTACTATGCGCAGCGCATGGGTATCACTGATCATGCAGAAGTAGACAGCGTGCCATGGGTCAGAGTATATAAATGTCTTGACATGGACGCCAAAAGAGTAAGATTCGAACGTAGATTAAGAAACATATTAAGTAAGAAGAAATGACGGTAGAGCAAAAAATTAAAAAGATAGTAGACTCCATGGAGGGTGTAAGTTACCTTTTTGACAACTGGCAAACAGCCAATATAAGACTGGACAAGATTAAATTGCCGGCAGTGCTTAATCTCCTTCCTGTAAGCGGAACTTTTAATCTAGGCAGACAGCAGTTAAGAGACTGCCCTAACTGTATGATGGCATTCATGGATAAAACCAAGTTCGATTTTGATGGCACAGAAAATGATGCAGTGATAGAAGGATGCAAGAATAAAGCCAAAGAATTCATATTGCTATTGAACAGGAGTGGGATGTTCAAAGAAATATCAGGAGATATCCCTTATTCTGTTTTCTATGACAAGCTGGATGTTAATGTAACCGGAATAGTTATCCAACTTAAGTTAGAAGAGATAATGGGTACTGTTATTTGCAACAAGAGCGTGAAAGAGATTGTATATGGCAGCAGAAACTAAAGCCGGAACCCTAAGAATAATAGGTGAAGAGCTGGAAGCGTTACGCAAGCAAATTATAGCCAACCATGAAGCAGCCGGACAAGTAGCCAGTGGAAGGACAAAGGGCAGTCTGAAAGTAGAAATGTCGGAGGACGGAGGCGTTTTGTGGGGCAGGCAGGCATTCACTGTACTAGAAACCGGACGTGGACCAGGGAACGTTCCGAAAGGATTTTACAAGATTATCCGCCAATGGGTGGAAGATAAGGGTATACAAGTAAAGAAGCCCGATTCCTTCGCCTACCTTGTCGCTAGAAAGATAGCCAAGGAAGGAACGGAACTATACCGAAACAGAAAACATGAGGAAATCTATTCCCGTGATCTAGAAAATACCGTGGACAATATAGCTAGCAGGGTATCGGCTATATATGAAACAGAAGTTGAACATATAAATCTGAATTTCGACAATGAGAACACATACGATAGATAATACAACAATTGAATATCCTGACCAAATAGGATTCTGCTTTAATCCTGTGATAATAAATATCCTTGGCGGAAACTATCAATCTGTTACTGCAACGGTAACGGACACCACCACAGCCACATCAGACAGAGAGAACAGAGCGACGTTCGGTGGTTCCTGCTTCTTTGACCTATCATTCTATACGCAGAGCTATTTTGACGAATACAGAGAAGTCGATTACAAGTCAACTCACGCCGAAGATAGTAAGTTAGGACGTCTGTTTAGCATAGAGCTTGATATGTATAACGAATCAGGAACACTTGAAAACAGCTTCCAGTTCAACGTATTCATATTGTGGGGAGCCAGTAAGGTTGGAGAGCAGTATAATGGAAGCCGAGTGCTGACATGGTTCAAAAACTACCCATTCTCTGTAGGCTTATACTCTGCAACATCAGGGAATGTAAAAGTAACTATAGATGGTTCCGAAAACTCCCCTATCGCATTATCAGGACAGAATGCATGGAATATCATTCTTGCTGGAATAGATGCTTCAGACAGGGTGGAATTTTATCTACCTGGAAGTAATACGGCAGCATCTGTTTTTGACCACACCTTTGATTTCACCTTCCGAGGGCTGCTCAATATGGCCACAAAGATCACTTGTAAGGTTGACAATTCAGACTGTGGAATATACTTGAGATGGATCAACCGCCATGGAATGTGGTGTTACTGGCTATTCATGCAAGGAGACGAGACTTCGCAGGTATCCAATGACGGAGAGTTCATCAGAAACAATATGCAGGATTACAGTTACAAGAACGGATACCATGGAGGTAGCGGACGAAAGCAAAGGAAAATGGAAGAAACGACACTTACCGTATGCGCTCCATTAATAGACAGCATAACTTATGACTTCCTTTACCAAATGGCCACATCTCCTGTTGTTGATATGTTCATGGGCTATGATGATAACGGTAACGCCAGATGGATGGCCGTAAATGTGTCTGTGGGAAATTTCGTCAAACAGCGGGTATCACTGCAAGACTTTGAAGCGAACATTATATTACCTGAAACTAACGTGCAGAGCTTATGACAGAACAACTACTATTCATAGATAACAAAGCAATGGATATTAATGAAAGTACCAATATCACATTGAATTTTAGAAGTAATATTTTTAGCGATGTAAGCAAGATCACAAGCAACAACACATACTCCATCAAGCTACCTTTGACAGTCAACAACTGTCATGTGATTAATTATGCGCATCTCCCATCCCATTCAGCACAATATGCTCGTATCAACCACAAAGGACGCTATTTGCGCAATGGGATTGAAATCATACCGGACGCCAGCGTCATTCTTATAGAAATATCCGAAACCATAGATATAGCCATGACATGGGGCAATGTTTCTAAATTTGCAGAAATTGTAAATGACAACAAGACATTGCAGGATTTATCGTACGGCAGGACAGAAAACGAAGATTACATCATTTGGAAGAAAGGAGACAATTCGCCCCGAATACCTAAAATTGATTATGGCTTTAAAAATGATGAGCCGGCTGCCTGGTATCACCCTGTAGTTACAGCTATGTGGGTTTTGAACAAAATAGAAGCTGATGCCGATATCACCTTTAAATTCCAAGAACAACACTACGAACTGTTGAAAACTTTAGTTATTCCATTGCTTTCAAGAAATAGCGCACCAAAAGAAATCGAAGCTCGCACTACAACTTTAACAAATGACGGAATATCTCCATATAATATTCCAGGAGGATGGATTCTCAAAATATTCCAATTTGTGGAAAGTGGATCTGACTATTATGTGGCTATAACAAAAGATTCGTCAGGCAAGGTAATCGGATTCAAGCCGCAGAAAGAGAACGTACCCCTTAGAATTATTGGAACTATCAATATAATAGTCAATACTAGCCAGGAACCGCAAAGTTCAGGTGAATATGGTGTTTCTTTCGATATACGGAACAAAGAATCCATAACCAGCAAGTTGAAATTCAGGTGTAATCCGAGTATATCCTTATTACAAGAAAATCAATACAGGTATTCTTTCGCTATAGATGGGGAGTTTAATCCAGGAGATACAGAGGAACTCAGCGCTATACTGTACGATCCTTATGCAGAATTGGGGAATTATACAATAGAAGAAGGAAGCTATGTCAAAATAACGATGCGAGATACTGTCTATTTGAAAGACACTGATGAAGCAAACTCCCGATTCTATTATGTTCCAAACCTACCTGATATAAAACAGATAGACTTTATCAAAGCTATAGCATCTATTTGTGGAACTTTTGCCATTCCCGGCAATGGAAATATCGTAAGCTTCGTTCCTATTGATACCATCATAGAAAATAAGACCAAAGCTCTGAACTGGACCAAAAGAGTTATCGCCTCATATAGTGCAAACCGTCCTAAAAATATATCTTTCAAATTTGACGGATTCTCTCAAAGGAATGTATACAAATGGAAAAATGACGACAAAAACAAATACAATGGAATCATATACGTTGACGATAAGACTTTGGAATATGAACAGGAAACGCTGACATTGCCTTTCGCAGCGTCTGAAATGAAAGGTGGAATCGCAACTATCCCGATATATTCCTATACATCTGACGGAGCTTTACAATATAACGAAAGTACAGATCCCAGACTACTGGTCCTAAAGAACGACAATACAGCAACTTTTGACGGTCTGGACTGGAACACTATTATTGAAAACAACTACAAATCTTATCAGAAATATATCAGAGAACCTAAGATTATTACCGAGCTGGTAGAAATCAGAGATCATGAATTACGAAACTTGGATATGTCTGTACCTGTTTATCTGGCCCAATATGGAAAATATTACGCAGTCATATCAATAAAAGCAGAGAAAACAGGTATTTGCGAATGTAAACTTTTTCAATTGGATTAATTATGGCAGACAAAGTAGAAAAGATACTTGATATCAAAGTGAATTATAATGAGGCTATCAAAGCTATAGCCGAGTATCAGACAAAAATCGACAAAGCCAAAGAAGCAGAGGCGAAACTGAAGGAACAGTTAAAGGCTGGAGACATAAAAAGGCAGCAGTACAATGAAGAAATGGCGGCATCTAAAGCCTATATCAACGACTGTAATGATTCGATACGTATTATAACGAAAACAATGCAAAATCAGCTCAAGCAGGAGAAGGCGCAAGAAAACAGCCTTGTTTCTCTCCGTGCCAAACTGTCAAATCTAACGGCTGAATACGATGCTTTATCCGAAGCGGAACGGAATGCGGCTACAGGCATTAAGTTACGGGATAAAATTAATGAGGTTACTGATGCTCTGAAGGACGCTGAAGAAGAGACACAGCGGTATTACCGAAATGTTGGCAATTACAAGGAAGCTATAATGGAAGCCGCCAATGCCAATATCCCGTTCGTGCAACAGATAAATGTAATGGTGACCTCTTTGGGCGGAGTAAAAAATTACATAAGTAATGTAAATCAAAAATTGATTACTGTTGCAAAAACCACGACAGGACTAACAAGAGTAGTCAAACTACTTGGAACCGCCATGCTAGGACTTGGAATAGGTGCTCTTTTGGTTGTACTGGCTTCTCTTGTATCATGGTTCACCAAAACACAGAAGGGCGTGGAAGCAGCCAATAAAATAATGGGGGCTCTGGGTGCCACTGTAAATGTCTTAATAGACCGGGCAGGCAAGTTGGGAAGTGCTTTAGTGAATCTGTTTACCGGGAACTTCAAACAGGCGGGGAATGATGCCAAATCCATATTCGCTGGTATCGGTGATGAAATAGTCAATGAAACCAAACAGGCGTGGAAGCTGGCAGAAGTCTTGAATGAGATAGACAAGAGGGAAGTCATGCTGTCCATGTCACGTGCCTCTAACCGAGCTGAAATTGAGAAGCTGAAAAAAGCTGCAGATGACCAAACCCTATCCACACAGGAACGTATCAAAGCTGCGGAAAAAGCTGCAGCAATGGAAAAAGAGAACTTAAAAATCCAAACAGACTTAGCGAAAGCAAGAATTGCCAATATGCTCGGATATACTAAAGTAACAAAGGAAGCCCTTAAGACCATTGAGGACATGCAAAAAGGAGCAATTACAGCAGATGAAGCTATTGGAAAAATCGGTATATCGGAAAGCACTATTGATGACCTTAGGAAATTAAGCGAAGAAGTAAACAGATTAAGTGAATTGGAAGAAAGCAGTTACACCCGTCAGACAGAGCAGCAAAACACCCTAAACTCTATCCGCCAGGAAGGTGCAGACAAAGCAAAGGAAGCAAAGCAAACAGAACTGGAAGCAGTAAGGGCAGCAGAAGATGCTATGCTTGCCTTGGTGAAAGACAAGAGAGAACAAGCACGGAAAGAGATTGAATTGAACTATTCCCGGCAGATTGAGGATTTGCAAATCAGTTTAAAGCAAGAAGAGAACCTTACCGCCAAGGCTCGTGAAGCCATCAACGCCAAAATAAAGGCTTTGGAACAACAAAAATCTATGGAGCTTAGCAAGTTGTCCGATGAGGAGCTGAAAAAAGAACTGGAGAACCGTTTAAAAATGATATCCCTGCAATTGGAATCGGTCAAGGAAGGCAGCGAACAGGAATACCAGTTAAAGATACAACAATTACAAGCACAACAAGAGGCGGAACTTACCAGCACAGAACAGACCGAAGAAATGAAACTGGCCATTAAAGCAAAGTACAATACCAAGATAGACGAACTGGCAACAGCTCATGAGCAGAATATTATCAACAAGCAAAAGGAAGCCATGCGCATACGCTTTGAAACGGAAATCGCACAAGCATATGATAACGAAGAGGAAATTCTTCGTATAAGGATGGAACAAAAGAAAGCCGAGCTCGATAGCCTGCAGCAAATGGAAGGTGAAAGTATAGAAGCATTCAATCTTCGCAAGCTGGAAGCACAGAATGCTTATCTGGAATCCAAAAAAGAACTGAGCGATAAGGAGATTGAAATAGAACAAGCTAAATATGAAGCAATGGAACAGGTGACAAATGGCCTTGTAGCTCTCACAGAACAAATTGGGGAGTCTGACAGAGGATTTGCTATGGCAAGCAAAATGTTGGCTTTGGCAGAGATCGCCATCAATTCAGGTAAGGCGATCGCAAAAATGGTATCCGCTGAATCAGGGAAAGGTATTCTTGGTATAGCTACAATGGCATCAGGTATTGCAACAATCCTTTCTAACATTGCAAATGCTGTTAAGATAGTAAAAAGTGCTAAATTTGCAGAAGGTGGTTTGGTTACAGGACCGGGGACAGGAACGAGCGACAGTATTCCGGCACAATTGTCGAATGGAGAATCCGTTATAACTGCCAAAGCTACGTCCATGTTCGCCCCTATCCTATCATCCTTCAATATGATGGGTGGAGGTGTACCTATTAATGTAACAGCAACGAATAATCAAACTTTAGGCGAAGATATGCTGGCCAGAGCAGTCGCCAAAGGAATGATGATGGCTCCTGCCCCTGTCGTTTCTGTAGAAGAGTTTACTTCAGTTGCGAATAGAATTAAATACATAGAAGAAAGCGGTAGTTTATGAAAGCATACGAACTATTATATATAAACAGGAACACTCTTAGGATAATGTCTGAAATGTCATTAGATGCATCAGATATTAAATACCTAGAAATGTATAAAGACTACACCCGTCTTACGGCTGAAGGTCATAAAAAGGCATATATCATGCAGTACCTGGCAGATGAATACAGCATTTCAGAAAGGACCATCTATAGAGTCATTGACAGGTTGTCCGTTGACGTTTCAATTCAATAAGGGGAAGAATAATCTTCCCCCTATTTTTTTACTGACAAAGCGTGTCAGTGCTATTATGTTCTGAAATTCTTATAGCCATATACCGTTTTTTACCTTTGCTTCAAAATAGATTATATATGGCGAAATTATACATCAACAAAGATATTGTTGCGGATAAAGACAAAATGGAAAATTGGTATCTAACTGGTGAAGAGGGATTGTCTTTTCCCGATATTCAAAATTTCCTATCTTGGATAGATCCGAATGACCACGTTATTGATATTGAGATACATTCATGCGGTGGTGATGCCGTTGAAGGGTATGCCATTTATGACGCCTTACGTGCTTCAGGAAAGCAAATCAGCTGTACTGCAGTAGGACGATGTGCATCCATGGCAACCGTGATATTATTGGCCGCTGCAAAAGAAAGACGTTTTGCTTATCCACATGCAAAGTTTCTTATTCACAAGCCTTATATGGCTTCATACGATGGAGACCTTGATCTTGAAACCCTAGAATCAATAAAATCAAACTTGGAGAGTGAAAAAAACAAGATGCTAGCTTTGTATGTAGAACGCACAGGATCGGAAGCCTCAGTTATCGAAGCCCAAATGAATAAAGCCGGTTGGTTTGGTGGTGAAACAGCCAAACAATTAGGTTTTATCACGACCGTTCTTATGCCTACAACTGCCAAAGGGAGAACTTACACATTTAATAACAAAAAAATGAACAAAGAAAAAGAAGTAACAGTGAAGCAGACTATCATAGACAGGCTGCTGGCCAAATGCGGCTATCAAAAAATTGAAGACGTACAGGTCGTATCTATGGAATTGACAAATGCCGAAGGTAACACGCTTACCGTGGAAAGAGATGAAGGTGAACCCCAAGTAGGAGATACAGCAAGTCCCGATGGCGAACATGTCATGCCTGACGGAAAGACTATCATTGTGACAGATGGCGTTATTACAGAAATTAAAGATCCTGATGAATTGGAAGAGGATGAAGTGAAAGCTTTAAAAGCCCGTATAGAAGAGTTGGAAACTGAGAATGCTTCTCTAAAGACGAATGCCCGTACCATTGAGGACAACAAGATTCTGAACGCAGTCCGTATGGCCGGGGGCGAAAACTGGCTGGCAAAACATTGTAGTACTTATAAAGTGTCAGCTCGTACCCAAACGTTCAACAAGGGTATAAAAGGAGTAGAAGAAAATGAAACGCCTATTCAGAGAAAACTTCGTGAAGAAAGAGAAAAAAGAAACAACAAGTAATAAAAGGAGGGGAAATGCCTATTTTAGATTTTGACAAACTTACACCTGATAATCAGGCTGTAAAAGACTTGAAAGACCTTATTCAGTTAACAGTCTTTCAAAACGAGGACATGGAGCGTTTTATGACGTTTATGCCCAATGTGACTAACGGTAAAAAAGCAGGTTTTATCGGTGAAATGGAAGATATCGGAGTAGCCGGCTCCGGATGCGACCCTGAATATAAAAAAGTGGCTATCGCTGCCGCCCAAAAGGAATGGGAAATCGGGGATTGGCAAATTCCTTTGGAAATGTGCTATACAGACTTGGAAAACACCATTGCCAAGTACTGCCTTAAAACGGGAACAAATATAGGAGACCTGACATCGACCGAATATATGGACGGTATTGTACTGCCGAAGCTGTCTGAAGCTATGATGAAAATGATGTGGCGTTTTACATGGTTTGGAGATAAATCAGCAGCGTCTGTCACTGGAGGTGGTCAAATCACTGACGGAGTAAACATCGAACTATTTAAAACATGTGACGGTTTTTTCAAACGTCTGTTTGCCATCTGTACCAACAATGCCGAACAGCACACTGAAATTGCAGCCAACGCAGGAGAATCATATGCATTACAAAAATCAAAGATGAAAGAAACAGGCATTGCCACATCAATATTCGATGCGATGTTGCAAGATGCCGACAGCCGGATTTTCCAAAAAGACGGATGCGCAATTTTCGCCACCAAGTCAATGTGCGATGCTCTGACTCACGATATGAAAGAAAAGTACAAGGTAATCATGCCCTGGGAAGTTGTATTTGACGGTGTAGAGGTCAGCAAATACGATGGAACAACCATCGTTAAATGTTCCATTTGGGATAGATTTATTCAAGCCTATCAGAACAACAAAACCAAACTTAACTTACCGCATCGTGCTGTTTTATGTTCTCCTGAGAACTTGATGTATGGATGTGAGGGCACCGAACCGATGTCGGACTTGGATATCTGGTTTGATAAGAAAGCCCGCAAGAACTACATTTATTCAACAGGAAAATTAGGCTCCATGATTGGCGAAGATGAGTTGGTACAGGTAGCATACTAACGAAAAAGAGCAAATATGGCAATATGTGATATAACAATCAAAAAGGACATCGCACCATCGTGCGATGATCCTATCGTTCCCGGGCTGGAACAGGAAGGTGTGATAATGAATCGCGCAGACGTGGATTTCGGTGCGGTTACATTCAACGCAACCCGTAAGAATGTGATCGAAACTCTTGCACTGAAAACAGGTAAAAAAGGTTACAAGGTACAGGTATTCGGTGCAACCCCCTTTACTGGTACCAATACAACCTTGGCAACAGGAACCTATCGTAACACGTTTACTAACATAGTGAACATGGTTGTATTAGCAAATGACCCCGATGTATGCAATGACATTATTGACGGGCTTGCTAACGGTGATTTTGTCGTTGTATTGGAAAATAAAGCCAAAGGGTTAAATAAAACCGAAAATCCGGGAGATTCAGCTTTCCAGGTTTACGGTTACTACCAAGGTTTGAAAGCCGCAGAGATCGGCAATGACAAGTATTCCGAAGAAACGGAAGGGGGATGGAATATCTCTTTGCAAGAAACCAAGGTTCCCAAATCAGCATTATTCTTGTACAAAACATCTTACGATGCGACAAAAACGCTTGTTGAAACACTGACAAAACCAACTGAATGATTATGGAGTTAGAAGAAGTGGTTGATAAATTAAAGGAGCTAGGAGAACTTCCCTCCTACTCCTCTTCTGATAAATCGGAGATAGAAAGATTGTACAAGGAAGTATTAGGAAAAGAATTCACCAAGACATCGTGTAACGACTGCTATCGCGATGCTGTAATCGAAATGACTGTTTACATCAAAAAGAATAACCGTATGAAAGAAAAATGTAATTATATATTAAAGAATGGTGTCCTGCTTCAACCGGAGTTCGGAAGCAATAAAATGTACACTAATGACAACCTCACTGATGAAGTTGCTGAAAAGTACCTTGCCAAAAATCCGAAAGGTGAAATTTATTTCGCCCATGTACCTACGGACTGGAAAGAACGTGTTAACAAATGTGGATACAATCAAAGCCTGCTTGATTCAATGGTAGAATCATTACAAGACGGAGTTTCTGAAGAATCCGTGGCTGACACGTTGAAAGATTTCCAAATCAACGGCAAGAAAATCAGTAAAAAAGTTCTGAATCTGCATCTAAGCAAGGCCATTGAAATTGTGAACGCAATGAATGGAGAAGGCGAAGATAAAGTTGAATAAAAGAAATAAAGGACGAACGTAAACCTCGCGAATATGAGAGTAAGAGATCTAAAAAAGAAAAGCAGTAACCGCATTGATACAAGCTATTTACAAAATCTAGGAATTCAAGCCTACGGACAGGACAACCTATATCCGCAGACATTAAAGAATATCATTGCTGCAAGCTCTACTGCATCTGAATGCTCAGACCGTTTCGCTGACTTCATTGAAGGAAACGGATTCCGTGAGGTTGCTTTTTCCAAATATGTAGTCAATCGAAAAGGTGACACATTGGATGATGTGCACATGTTACTATGTAAAGACATGTCCGAACTCAATGGAATAGCAATCCATGTTAACTACAATGTTTTCTGTGAGATAGTGGAGATGCAGCACGTACCATTTGAAAATTGCCGTCTGACAGAAGAAGATGAAAACGGTTATGTGGCAAAAATAGCAGTACATCCAGACTGGAGCGGAAAGAAGACACGTAAAGGGAAAGCTCTGCAGGTCAAGAAAGAAAACATCGACTATATAGATGTTTTTAACCCTCAAAAAGATGTTATACTGGCTCAAATAGAAGCAGCCGGAGGCATTGAATACTACAAAGGTCAAATCCTATGGGTGTCAATGGCCGGGAAAAATACTTATCCTGTCGGGAAAGGTGACCGGGTGGCTACAGAAATGAGTACCGATGAAGGGCTGTCCAATGTCAAGTACAGAAATGTACGAAATAATTTCTTCCCTGGCGCTATGGTATTCACCAAAAAGGGATCGAACATAACCTTTGACGAAGAAGGCAACGAAGTGAAAGATACAGACGATGACGACAGTTTCTCAAATACACTCATCCAGTTGCAAGGTGATACGAATGCAGGAAAGATTATGGAAGTTACTTTAGAAAGCGATGAGGAAAAACCTGAAATAATAAATCTGAACTCACAAAATTACGACAAAGAATTTACCGTTACTGACGCAAGTGTGGTTGAACGTATTTATTCAGCTTATGGCCAAGAGCCATGGTATTGCATCCGTATTGGTAAAGTCGGATTCTCAGGCGATATTTTGGAAGATGCTTTCGAGTATTACAATTCTATCGTAAGCAAGCAACAACGCTTAATAGAGCGTACCTTTAGCCGTATATTCAGCTATTGGTATGAAGTAGTTAACCCCTCTAATGATTATAGTGTGGAACCATTAAAGTATGTACGAAATGCAGCAGTATCTAATAACAACAGATGAGGTATCGGCTTTGTCTCGCGGAATGTCTGTACATCTCGATCCTGACAAGATAGAAACCTACATCCGTGAGTCGGAGAATATCTACATCAAATCAGCGTTGGGAGACGAACTGTTCCTTGACGTGAAAAAAAATCCTGAAAAATACCAGCTACTGCTTGACGGAGGTACTTATGAAACTAAATGTAAAAAGAAGATAATCATCACTGGACTTCGCGTAGCTTTGGCTTATTATACCTATGCCTGTATTGTCAAAAATGGAGATGGAAATGTATCCCGTTTCGGCTTCGTGAACAAGGAAGGTGAATATAGCAGTCATACAGTATTCAAGGAAAAGATGATGGTGTATAGCGATGCATGTAGTATAGCTGACCGCTACCTGAAAGAATGCGTGCTTTACCTAAAAGAATGCGGTATGCCACTTTATAACGGTGAAGGGAAATTAAAATCTAATAGAACTGTTTTTCGTGTAATAGGAGAATGAGCGATTCTGTTGACATATTAAAGAAACTGGCTCTTCAAGTAAGAAATGCATCTACAGAAGGAGAGAATACAGCTGAAAGAATTGGGCGCATATTTATCGGGATTCTAGAAAACATGGATAATTCTGATATAGAAAAGCTCACCAAATACTTTTTACGCAAAGATAAAGAAGACACTGCCAATGAGCTGATCACGTTTTTGAAAGGTCTTTTGATTGGTAAAAACGGTAGTGGAATTACTGTGCTTGAGAACGGTATGTCACAGGCTGTTGTCGATTATCTGTATGTCAAGGTCAAAGCCGTTTTTGATGAACTTGAGGTCAAGAAGAAAACGTATGTGGGTGGCGAGCAGGTGATTTCCCATGCAGGTATGAAATGCAACCGTGTAGATGAGTTGGATGCTGTTTACCGTTGTTATTTCAAGGAAGAGGAAGACGGAATTGAGATAGAGAACCAGTTTACTCCGGGATCTCTTGCCATAGCCCAGGAGTGCAATATCAAGACAGGCGTTTCTCATCATGTCGGCAACCGCTATTACTGGCGGTTGGTCACAGCAGTGGGTGAGAACTATATAGACTTGTCCAAGACCGTATGTGATCCTAATGTCGAGAACGATGTTCCGGTGGCAGGTGATGATATCGTGGGGTTAGGTCATAAGACCGATATGACCCGACAGGCGGCGATAATTCTCTCTTCGGTGAACGAAGTTTCTCCGTCCATCATCATGTATCAGGGTATTAATGATTTTACCTTGACTGGGAAAGATGTCATTTCTTTTGATTTTGACAAATCTACCGGCAAAGCCCGGATGAAGGTGTACGGAAATGCATACATTGGTGACAAGGATCGGACCACTTACATGGAATATACTCAGGATAAAGGTGTTGATATCAAGGGTATGTTTCATATCGAACAAGGTTCCACTGGATGGCGTAATATGGAAGGTCTTCCGGATGAGATACAGGCGGCTGCCGATCTGGCCCAAAAGGCTCAGGATGCGATAGACAATGCGGCTGTCGGAAGTGTCAATCTGTTGCGCAATTCCGGGTTTACTGGAGATTACGAAACGGAGGAACTGTCTGCAACTACCGAGTTATCAGCGGCCACCGAGCTATACAGCAAGCAACTCAAGCATTGGACGGGTGTGGCTACCGTATCCTCGGACAGTGCTGCCGGCTCCGGATACTCTGCCGCAATCGGTAGTTTGTCTCAGTCTGTATCATTAATTAAAGGAGAAAGTTATGTTATCAGCTATAAAGCAAAGGGTACGTCTGTGTCTGTTTCATGTGGTGATTTCAGCACAACTCAGCCTCTTACGTCCTCTTATCAGAGATATACCCATAAGATCACCTTCAATGGCAGTGGTATATTTCTTATTAGTGGTACCGCAACCGTTTGTGACCTTCAATTAGAGCGTGGAACCATCGCCACAGACTGGAAACCGTCCATTTTGGATAACGACAAGGCAACAGCCGGTTTTCAGTCAATCAATTATATCGCCAGCGCGATTAAGGATGGATCTGTGGATATCCTTGGCGGTTTGATATTGGCCAATATGATTCAGTTAGGTAACTACAAGGATGGCAAGTTACAGAAGGTCACTGCCGGAGTAAGCGGCATATACAATGACGATGACGATGTGGCATTCTGGGCAGGTGGCACGCTTCAACAGGCTATATTAACCGTAATGAGGTTTCGTAATGATCCTAATTACCAGCCTACGGATGAAGAATGGGCGAATATGGCGAACTTTGTCGCTACTCATGGCGGTAATGCTTTTTTTCGTGGATATATCTATGCTTTGGGCGGATATTTCCGGGGAAAAGTTGAAATAGCCAATGGCAAGATACTGTTGAATGAGGATGGTTCCGGGCAGCTTGCCAATGGGAACATCAAATGGGATGCAGATGGAAATCCTGAATTTGTTGGAAAAGTAAAAGTCAAGTCTTCAAATGGCTATACAATAAGCATTGAGCCGGAAAATGAATATGGAATCCCCTCAATAGAGATGCGTGATAATACGAACGCCTCCCTGATAGATATATCATGCATATACGGACTGAAAGGGTTGATTCCCATGGTTTCTATGTTTGACCCGAATAGTAATGATGTTTTGTATTTTCGCCCGGACAGTATGGTTGTCGAGCAAAAAGGAAGTGACGGTTATATATATCAGACCCAGATAATGGGAGGACGCATAATTATGGTTAAAGGTTCTGAGATTGTATGGGATCAAAACCAATTGCCCAAATAAAATGAAGTGATATGGAACTTAATTCGATAAATAAAACAGGTACTTGGAGTGAGGCGGCAGATCGGCTTAACTACAATTTTAGTAAGACTTCTACCGAGATTGATAAGGTCAAGCAGAACAGTGTCCGCAACAAGGGATTGTTTTCTACGGAAGAAGCATTGCATGCTGCTGTCCCATCTCCTGTTGTGGGCGACTGGGCTGTCGTGGGGGATACCATACCCGGTCCTATATATGATTGCAAGATAAAGGGGAAATGGAGTCCTACAGGAACAACCGGAGGCGGTGGAAGTGTTGACCTTTCCGGCATCTTGACAGCCGAGGAGATAGATGATGTAACATCAATATTATAGTGTATTATGAGAATTAATTATCAGTCCGATTTTAAGATCATAGAGAAGAACTTGAATGGGGATGTGAATACTCCCTTCCGGTTCACTTACCGTACAGTCCTGTCGGGATGTGTTGTTGCGGAGTTTGACGGGCACGGGTACAAGAACTGCCGTAGGCTTGATGATGGTAGTCTGCTGGTCATTTTTGACAGGCATGGACTCCGTCCCGGCACTCTGTCGGTCAAACGCAAATACTATCTTTCTGATGCTGATTTTGCCGATGGTATCTGCAATCTTGTATCGGTGGAGATTACAGGTGTTATCCTCGTTTCCGGCAAGACGGATGAGAGCACAGCGGAGATCATTCCCTATCCGGATTATGCCGCATACAATGCGGTGCAGAGCGTATCTCTGTCAGATCAGGAGTATGATGATGTGCTGAGTGATTTTAAGAGTTAATCAATAATTACATAAAATAACAACAGTCCAAGTTCCGGCGGAACTTAGGCGGATGAAAGGAGATATTATGGCAAAAATGCATAAACTGACCAAAGGTGGGCAAACCATATTCCCAGCTACTATCTATGATGCGGTGGTTAACCCCAATACACGAAAAAGTCTGGCTACAGAAATATCCGAAATAGACGCTAGAATATCAGGGAAAAAAGAATACTCTGTCGGAAAAAACATTATAAATCCATTGAATCTGACAGATGGATATTATCTAGGACAAAACGGAAGCTTAAAACAAAATGCGTCATATTGTGTTACAACTTACATTCGCGTAAAAAATAGTACACAATATCATATCAGTAATACAGGTGTTGGCGGAGCATATCACGTGATTTTTGATGATAAATTAAAAGCATTGACATCAATTAAAGACGAGACTGTTACCACCCCTGAAAATGCAGCTTATATAAGGCTGTCAATATCTAAATCTCAGTTGGGTGCAGCGCAGATGGAGCTTGGAGATGTGGCAACATCCTATGAGCCATTTACCGACAACTACGATAACGAGCAGAAGTTTGTGAAAATTGAAACACAAATGATGACTGATAAAACGGAGCTTAAAACACAAATGGCAAGCGACAGAACAGAACTTGAAATGCAAATTGCGGATAAGAAAAGTGTTTCGCTGGGTAAGAACTTGTTTAACAAATTAACCGTAAAGAATGGGTATTATATTGATGCCTCAGGTAATTTAAAAACGAATTCGACTCTCTCTTTATCTTACTATATAAAAGTTAACCCAAATACATCATATTATATCCAAAACACGAATACGGGTGGTGCATCGAATGTCTGGTTTGATAAAGAATTCAATGCCATTAAAGAAGCTGCAAAATCAGACGTGACTACTTCACCGTCAAACGCTGCCTATATCAGATTAAGCATATCAACTGCTGTCATTGATGATGCAATGTTTTTTGAGGGCAGCACTACAACGTCTTATGAGCCATATACAGAAAATTATGATAATGAGCAAAGGTTTGCGGCACAAGAAAAGGAGATAAATAATACTAATACGGCATTGGATACATTACAGAGTCAAATGCCCAAAGTGGTGGTTGGAAAAAATTTATTTGACCCCGATAAGGCAGATAATGGATTTTTGCGTCAGAATGGCACTGTTGCTAATAGCACCACTTATGTAACATCCGATTATATAGCCGTAGAGGGGAAGAGGACGATAACAGCACATCCCCTTGCATTGGGACCAATTTACTTCAGCCAATACGATTCGAATAAGGAATTCATAACTTTCATTCAAAATGCACAGACCTTAACCGTTACATTGGAAAGTAATACGGCCTATGTCAGAGCGACATTCTTAGCTTCAAATTACAAGACAGAGGGACAGATTGAGTACGGTTTAACCTCAACTGAATATGAGCCATTTCACTATGTGATCAGCGAAGAAAGTTTACCCGGAGGCATAGGCGGCGGAACGACACGGGACGAAGTTAAGCAGATTATCAATGAAGAAGTTTTCCCGGCAAAATTAGTATTGCCGTCCAGTTTGTATTTCAAAGCCAATCGGCAAAATAATCTCTATTATAAGCAGGCTATAAAAAGTGCGTGCCATGATAGCTTTGATTTCTCGGTGTCAAATGCCACGTTAAAGGTTTTCGACAGGCAATTGTCAGGAACCCCCGTAAATTCATCTGTTTTTAATAATAAGCTTACCCTTCGAAAATTTGGAAAATTGCTGCAAGAGCTGCAAGTCAAATTTAATATACTTGCCAATCCTCCATCTCATAAGACAGTTAAGATATTGGATAGTGGGGATAGTATATCTGATCTGGGTGGCTGGCAAGTTGAATTAAAGAACTTGCTCAAAGAAGATAATGTTACGGTTGAATATATCGGAACCATGATTAACCGCGTTAAAACTACCGGATCTAATTATACCGAAGATATTTGGGGGGAGGTACAGAGTGGCGGGAACATGTCCTTTATCACGGAACCCAAAGGGGCAGCAAAGATATTGACTGTTTCGGGAATAACAGAATTGCCTGTTACAGGCTATCCCGGTACATCTTACTTGGATCAGAATAATATATCTTGGGTGGTGAGAGGATTTAGACTGACAGTAGGGGATGATGGTAGATATAGCGGAAAACTCAAATTGGGTAAATTCAGTTCAGACCCTAATTATGGTGATGGTACGGAAGATGATACGTCAGGAACAGGGAATTTCCCGTCAAGCGGTACAATCACAAAAACACAATCCGCTAATGGTAACACTTTGGCCGGCGATGCTACGATTACATACACATCTGCGGATGATGCGAGGTATAATCCGTTCTGGAATCCGTCAACTGATGAACTGGATTTCAAATACTACTTCGATTATTGGGGATTTGATATTCCTGACATCTTCATTCTCCAGTGGGGATACAACGAGGTAAAGTCTTATGAGGGCGTAAATTCAGAAAGTGTACAGACAGCCAAATTACGTGCGAAACGAATAATTGATAAATTTCACAGTCAGTATCCGAATACTAAAGTCGTTTTCGGATTAGAGATTTATGGTGCTGAACTTATGACTTTTTCGGGCGGTAGTAATAACAACAACAGCCCTAAGAAATATAGTGTATTGTCATTTGCTGAAGAGATCATATCACTGTTTGAAGGAAACGATGATACGGGCAATCCTTATAGAAACTATGTTACTCTTGTTCCTGTTTATGCACTGATGGATAACATATATGGATATGGTTCGCTTTCTGAAAAATCACTATGTGACTTATACAGCGCAACTACGACAGTCCTGCAAAATGGAAGAGACGGAATTCATCCGAGCTATGATAGTGGGGGATTACGCGAAATAGGAAGAGCGTATGAACCGGTTGTATTAGCTATTATAAATCTGTAGAGTAATTAGGACGATCTTTTACTTAAGGGCTGATCTTGGTGTGGTCAGCCCTTATGATTAAAACCATTCCGCATCTGGGTGTACTTCAACGGATAGATGGTTTATTAATCTGATGATTAGTTTTCGTATCATAAGTATACATTTAAATTTTCTAAAAACTTACCCAGCTTACTCTATTATTAAATACTTTATACCTGATCTTACTAAAACATAAGCATTAGTAGGATATTCTGATTTAGCCAATAATCCATCTACTGCCTTACAGTAATCTCCATCTTGAGGGAGATAGTTCTCTGAAACAAGAATATTATTTATTTCATAGATGATATTTTTGGCGCAAATAACTTTCCCATCTGAGCTGTTGAACATAGCAACAGATTCAATTTTACCGTTCGCCTTATCTCCATATAGATTCACCAAATTACCGGCTAATATCGAACTTTCAGTTTTATATGTCTGTGCAATATCCGTTATTTCATTAAAATACAGAGTTGGTTTGGGGGAATAAACAACACTATTCCCATAGCCGCTAATTTTCATCCTTACACCTGATTCCTTTAAGTTCCCATTAAATAAAGTTGAAAGCCCATAGAACTTATTACCTATAAACCTGTAATCTATAAAACTATTTGGGGATGGAATATTTTCTGACGGCAACACATTGGTTGCGTCATTATAAAAATAGCACCCTTTAAACAGGATAAAATGTCTTCCATATCCCATACTGCCAAAATGTCCCCTCAAGCATGGATTTATACAATTAGTAAAAATCAGGCTCATGTTAGATGCAATATCTATGCCTATTGGTTGGGAACCATACGGCCAGCTATCCGCAGCCTCTCCATTATTCTTTCCACTGTCGAATTCCACATTGTCAAACCATAATTTATTAGATTCGCTTTCTTTAATGCCATTAACATGCACGGTATATCTTACATTTTTTCCAAAAATATAAAAGTTGTGGAAACTGCAATTTCTAGTTTTTTTTATCAACAATGGATGTAAATTAGATACAGGAGTTGGAAAACCACTGTCAGGCATATCACATACTATTTTTGTAGCCCTATTACCAACGCCGAACAAATGAATATTTTGTCTATCAACCATTTCGATATAACAGACATAATCTTCCTGTGATTCTCCCGATAACGGGTCTTCCGTTGCAAAATGATTAAATGATGATGTCCTGAACTCCCCTACAGCAAAAATATACCATTGTTTGTCTGTATCTTTTGGTATGGAATTTATGGCCCTCTGAATGGAATTTACATTGGCCTTGTATCCTACAAATATATTAACCCCGTCCTCAATAGCTTGAAATTGATTCGCCGTTCCCTGATCGGCATAACAATAGATAATATTACTTTTATAAACAATTCCATCAAGTCTATCTGTTATCTCCTTTATACTATCTTCGAATCCGGGCAATGATTCAGGTGGAATCTGAATATCAGAACTTAATTTTTTTCCTCCCCCCTCTATTCTCTTGACACTCGGAGTGCCTTCCAAATCATAGGCATTGCTTAATGTCCAAAGTATATAATTGAATGAGCCATCACAATAAATTTCATAATTTTTTGTTTCTGGTGAAGCTTCATTGATTAAGACTTCTGTTATTTCTCTTTCTACCGTTTTGGCAATTCTAAACACTGTTTGATTACTGACACTTGATGAATCCAGTTTATACCTCAATCCTTTTGATACAGGTATTCTTACAGACCAGTATCTTGCAGCGGTGCCCAGTGTGCCTCCAGCTGATATATAATCCTTAGACAGATAAGTGCTATTGTAGATTTCTTCTTCTATTCCACTTTCAGTTACAACAATCTTGGACACCTCTTCCTTTAAGTTTGTAAAGGATTCGTTTACTTCAGTAATCTTATCATTTAGTTTTTCAATTGATGGATCTAATATTACGAATTCAACAGATTCAGATTTTGTTAATGTAAAGTAAGCGGTAATGGCAGATTCCGGTGCTTCAATTACTGATTTTTCCCCAACAAATGTTTGGGATGCTTTTAACAGGATTCTATTAGATTTGTCAACAAAAACATAAGCCCTAGCTTGTACAGAAACGCACTTTCCAGTAATCAGAAATCGATCTCCGGCTTTGCAATCTAATTTTGTCGCTATAAATGTCGCATTGTTTGTAATTTTTTCTATATTTGATGCTATCTCTCCTTGGTTACCATATACAATATAGGCCGTACTTTGATCAAAACTATCAATGATATTCCCTCCTTTTTTTTGAGAAATAATATCCAATCTTATTTCGGATATTTCTGTAGTCAGACTTTTTCGTGTATTGGGGTTAACCACCGCATCATAGATAGTAGCTGGGAATATGGTTTGCCCACCTTTGGTCAGTTTATGCATTTTTGCCATAATATCTCCTTTCATCCGCCTAAGTTCCGCCGGAACTTGGATGATAAGTTGAATATCAATTGATAATATCATTTTATTGAATAGTGGTAGATATTCAGTAGAAATAAGTGTTTGTATGTTAATATTTCTACTAGATTTCTACTATTGGGTTTAGCAGAAAGCTTTATAATTAATTTTTCTTGTCTTTTTTATTGTCATATCGTGGCAATGGATTTAAGTAATTCTGCAACAATGACGCAAGTAAATAGACATATCTTTGGAACAATATATTTTATAATCAAGACAAAGTAATGAAAGACGTAATTTACAATTTTATCAACGAGCACATGATGATACACATTGTACTGATAGCCTTGTGTATCGCAGCCACTATCGGCGCAATGTTCGTGGATCTGGTCTCAGGAATAATGAAGGCCAAACAACGCGGGGAGGCAAGAACATCCACGGGGTATAAGAAAACAGCCATCAAGGCGAAGAAGTATTTCACCCCGTTCATAGAATTGTGCTTCATTGACCTGTTATGCTGCGTAGTTATCCCCTTCCCTGTTTTTTCAATGATTTGGACGGGTTACTGCATTTTCTGTGAGTTTAAATCGGTACGCGAAAAATCGTGGGAGAAAGCGGAGTTGCGCAAAGCAGAAAAGACAATGAGTGTGATCATCGAGAACAAGGATGATATTGCCAGGATGGTGGCTCAGATACTGTTTGATGAGGGACAGGGGGCAATCAGTAGGAATAATGAAAAACCGGCCTCGCCAGACCGGTAAACTCAGTTCTATTACATGAAAAAAACATGCTATGTTTTTGTGCAAATATAGCTATATTCTTTTTATGAAAAAACAAAAAGGAGGATAAGAAATGAAGTTTTTTACGATTGCGGAACTCTGCAAGTCAACGACTGCTGACCGCTTGGGTATCAACAACAGATGCAGACAGGAGCATGTGACTGCTCTGACTGCCTTGGTAGATAATGTGCTTGATCCGTTACGCACATGGTGGGGAAAGCCTATAACAGTAAACAGTGGTTATCGCTGTCCGGAACTTAATGCGGCTGTCAAGGGAAGTAAGACCTCGCAGCACATGAAGGGGGAAGCAGCCGACATTGACACAGGAGACAGACAGCAAAACAAGCTGTTGTTTGAGTATATCCGAAAGAACCTGCCCTATGATCAATTGATTGACGAGTCTAACTTCGCTTGGGTGCACGTCAGTTATCGAGCTGACGGGGATAACAGGAAACAAGTTTTGAAACTCTAAAAACAGCAACTATGGAAAAAGAACCAGGATTTTTTGTGAAAGATACTGATAACTTGCGTGCCAAACTCATTATCACGAGTGAAACGGTTAAAAACTCTCGCCTTGAATGGGCATGGAGAATTGGAATTATTGTCGCTGTGGCCGCTTCAATCATCATGCAGATTTTATGATGTGGTTATATAATAAGGTTATGAACTGGGTAAGCCGGCATATATTGCTGGCTCCTTTCATGTGTTTGTTCCTGTTGTTCGGATCATGTGGCAGCTCGCATAAGGCTGTCAAATCCGATGTAGAAGTAATCAGGAAGGACAGCACGGGTGAATCTGTCAATATCGTACATGGGTCTGCTACTTCTTTAAGAGAACTGATAACCACTAATGGTAACTATGTAATTGATTTTCGAGTTTATGATACCCGAAAACCGCCCGACAGCCTGACCGGGAAACCGCCGTTACTGGCAGATGGGCAAATAGAGGGAAATTTCAATCAGGCAAAAGACAAGAAAACAGTTATAAACGATACTATCAAACTCAATGCCGACAAGAAATGCTCTTCCGATATCCATGAGAAAGAGTACACTGAAGTGATGAAGGATAAAAGAGAATCCAAATTGCTTGAACAAATAGTTCTGGCATGTGTTAGTGGGGCAGTTCTTGTTGTTATCGTACTGGCGGTGGTCAGGCGACAACGTGGAAACGATTTCTTATAATAAGACTTTAAATTTATGATTAAGACTTCCCTGCTTGTGATAAGTCGGGAAGTTTTTTTATTTCCATGAACAATTCGGTTTTGCCTGTGTTTGTGTAACCGTACTGATTATTGTTGCGCTGTTGGCGAAAAAAACATTGGCGTAATAATGATTCCTCATAATAAAACTTGAAATTCATAAGTTGAATACTCTGGCTCGTGATGAGTCAGTCGGAGTGTTTTTTATACAATTGTTATCGAAATTTATATAGCAAAAAATACAATTTCCCAATTGGATTACACAATCAACTGAAAAGAATAGAATTTTGCGTATCTTTGCCCTGTGATTTTGGAGTAGAAGCCAATCTCGTAATAAAAGTTTGGGGGGCTCGTGATGCACGATGCCCCTCCTTTTTTGTAATACGTAATAATGTGACAACAAATATTTTAGAAATAGGCAAATCCCTTTGAACAAATCCATTGGTATCTTGTTCAATAAAATGTGAAGTAGATTGTCAAAACATAACTAATCTGAACCGTTCCGGCTTGTGATAAGTAGGGACGGTTTTATTTTGATAATATTTCTGTTAAAAGATAACCCATGAATTATATGTTCCTTTATCTTTGCACACTATTAACATCAACTTATGTATTATGGCTGAAAAAGAATCTTATTCCGAAGAGGAATTGAATGAAATGATCGTATGGTTCAATAACCATGCCAATGAATTTCCAAAAGAAATGCAGATTAACAAAGCGGCTTTTACCCCGGATTTGAAACTTACTGTTGAAAGTTGTATCATGCAGGCTAAGCAATGTCTGGGCAACTATAAGATGGCTGGAGCTTTCCGGATGCTCCAACAAATCAGAGAGAATATTGAAAAGGCAGCCCAATAAGCTGCCTTCCCCTATGCTTTACTTGAATTTTCCCATTTTGTTTTTTGTAAAGTCATATAAAATACCCATCTTTGCACTGCGTTACATTTTGAAGTAATCGAGGCGTTGTCTCGTATTGAGCTACAGACGATTTTTATTGCCTGTAGCTTCTTCATAATACGGTTCCGACCCCCGTGTGGAGTATTAATGTACCCACTGTTTCGATTACGGAATGTAACGCAACGGGAAAGCGGAACCGTTTTCTTTTTCTGCTGCTAACGCAATTCTCATATGTCAAAATTCCCCCCCCCCCAACCACTTATCAGCTATCCAAAAAGTTTATAGGCTATGGACACTATGAACTTACAATTTCTTCCTCTGAGGGCACAAAAACGATTGTCACAGGGAGTATGGACTTGATAGAACGGCTAAACTCAGAGATAGACAAAGAAAAAGAGGAAGCGACTGCCGAAGCAATCGCTCTAGTTCTTAAATCCTCACTTTAGATTATCTAAAATCTTTCTTATGGCTTCATCAGCATGTTTTCTCATAATTCTGACATAATTAAAGATCGGTCTGTTGGATTTCATGCTTTGGCCTATACAATACTCCAAAGTTTCCAATGGTATGCCCAGTTCAAAACCATGTTGGACAAAGGATTTACGAGCTGAATAATATACGACATGCGATTCTATCTCCAGCCTCTCCCCTAGCCTTATAATTTCTTTTGTTACATAGTTACGAAAATTAGGATAAGAGTATTTATAACCAAAATCAAGCTTTCCATTACGCCCCATCCATCTTTTGATAATCGGTTTTGCTTCCTCAGGAATAGTGAAGCTGATCTTCATATCACCTTTCTTTGTGTTTTTTGATTTTTCACGTACATATTCCATAATTTTCGCATCTTTGAAATTGTATTGCATCAAGTCCATCAGATTGATACCTCCTAGATAATACGAAAGCATGAACACATCCCTGGCAACACGCTGAGACTTCTCTTTTATCTCCGCATCCCTTATCTTCTTTACGTCAGCTACCGAGATATCACGCTCTTTAGGCATTCCTGCCGGTCTTTCATAATATTCAAAAGGATGCGTGTCATATGATACTTTTTTATCCCTTATTGCTTGATTGATTATTGCCTTCAAATGTGCCATGTGCATACCACAAGTAACAGGAGCCAGCCTTCGGACATTCTTTAGATAAATGTCAAAGTCCTTTATGGTCCGGGGAGTAATTCCATCAAGCATTATATCATATTTGACAAACTCAATGAAGTAATCACTCGCCCTTTGATATAAGGAAGCAGTGGTCCTTCTCCCCTCTTTAATCAAATTCTGCATATAGTCAGCCGAAGCAACACTATAAGAGATAGCTCCCTGCTTTACCGAGGACAAGTATTCGACAAGTTGGGTACAAGTATAGGATGATGTGTTTATTTTATCCAAGGCATCCTGATATGAATTAAGTATTCCACGTAATTTAGCATTGACATGTGCAGCATCAGGAACACCTACCACCTGCCCTCCCTTAAAATTAGCAGTATTATCTATTTCAAATCGGGTAACGATGTATCTTGTTTCCTGTTTATGACCAATTGCTATACGAATTCTGTGTTTGCCGTTTTTCAGCACCTTGGCCGGAACAACGGCAGCTTTAAGAGTTGTCATAATTGTTCTGGATTCGTTTTAGACAAGTTCTTTTTGCCAAAAGTGGCACAAACTGTCTTTTTTTTTATCCAAAAACGAAAACTGGAGAAGCTTAAGAAAGCACAAACCCCTCTGAAACAGAGAGGTTTGTAAAGTGGAGCATGCGAGACTCGAACTCGCCACCTTTAGACTGCCAGTCTAACGCTCTAGCCAGATGAGCTAATACCCCGAGAAATAATAACGATGCAAAGATACATAGAAAATCAATAATACAAAGCTTTTGGGAAAGTTTTTTTCATGTGAACAAAAAATTTATTTGCCACTTTTACTCCAAAGAGTTACTGTTGCGTGAAATTGTTAACCAATAGCTGACCAAGTTTAATAGCATAACAAGCGGATAACCCCGATTTGTGACAAGTCGGAGCTATCTAAATCATAAGTTAAAAGTTATTATGAAAAATCATTGTTGTATCAATACTATACCCCATCGGCATAATAACAGTCACAATAGTTACACGAACACCAAAGGGATCCCCACAGAAAGCTTCATTGGGAATACGGTGTATTTAGCTATGAATAACAACTATATGTCAAGAATGGATAGGATCGGAAAAAAGTCATACTGAAGCATCTTAGTAAAAGAACAATCATCGTCCTATCAAGTGCTACCCGGCATTATCTATATCAGTCCGGCAAAAGCATGAAAGGAGAAATATACCGAATATCCTAGAAGAGAAAGAAATATTCATGTCCGCCAATAACAAATCCACCACAAATACAACCAAGGGTTGCTGCTATTAACGGCTACGTACCATTTCAATTACAGCACTGTATTTCACAACTCTATGATTGGCAAGGCAAAAAAAGATGTAAAAATTGCATTAAACCTCCTCTATCGGCTTGGACCAAACTTCCTCTTTCGTTTCTTTACACATTACGGAAATAGTTCCTCCAACAAAATCCTTCACATATCCTTTGCGTTCAGCCAACATATCTTCCGCCATTCTAATGGCCTTAGCCTTATCTTTCAATGAAAATCCTTTATTAGCAAAATCATTACCTTCTTTAAAATATATATCATAAGTTTCCAT